AAGCCCTGGCGAGGCGGCGGAGGACCCGGGTTCGATTCCCGGCAGCTCCACCGAAGGCCAGGTCAGACACCGAATAGCCACCGGCTACGAAGCGTCTGGCCTGGCCTTTTTTATTGCCGATGTACCGGAAACGTTCCGCTTTGAACCGGCAACCACCGCATCCAACGCATCCGCAACCACAGCATGCTGCCGGCCGCGTCCGAAGTACACATCCTGCGTCATCGACACCTGAGCGTGCCCCAGATGGTCCGCAGCCTGCCGCGCAGACAGACCCTCCTCGTCGAGGATCGTTGCCACCGTCTTGCGGAACGTGTGACTGGTCACCCAGTCGAGCTCCAGGGCTACGCGCACCTGCCGCCACTGCCGCGACACCGTGTCCGGATCGCGCAACGTGTCCACCGCCGAGGGGAACACCATCAATCCGCGCTGCGGTCGCGCGCGCAGCATCTCCACCGCGAATCCTGGCAACGGCAACGTGCGCATGCCGGCCGACGTCTTCGTCGTGTCCTCACGCACCAGCCCCACCCCGATCACACGCACCACCTTCCCGGAGATCCGCACCGTCCGCGCATCGAGGTCCACATCCTTCCACCGGATGCCGAGCAGCTCGCCGATGCGGCACCCGGTCGCGGCGAACAAGGTGATCACGTCGGCCAGGTCCGACGCTGCGCAGTACTGCGCCACCGTCGGAATCTGCCCTTCCCGCGACGTGGTCCGGAGCCCCTTGCGCTTCTGCTGCTCGGACAGCACTACCGGGCATGGCACCGTCGAGTGACGCACATCGTGGAGTACCCGGTTCAGCGTCTGCGCGTCCATGGCCTTGGCCGTCGCCTTCGCCTTCCGTTTGGTTGCCAGGTCCGATACCTCGCGCACCGGGTTGGCCTGGATCGCGCCGAACCGGACGGCCACTTTGAACATGCCCGACAGGATGGTGCGCACCTTCCTTGCCGTGGGCACGCCGTGCCGGTCGGCCATCTCCCGCACGAACCGGTCGATCCGCTGGGTGGTCGCCTCCCGGATGGTCTGGTTGCCCAGGCCTGCGACGATCCGGGCCGCCAGGCGGTCGTAGTCCTGCAGGGTGGCGGGGGAGCGGCCACCGGCTTCGAGCTGGCGGCGGTACTCGGCCCACAGCACGTGCACCTTCGTCGTGGCGGTGATGTCGCCGTCCTGCGGTGTGGTGCGCTCGGTCAGTGCCTCGAGCAGGATCCGTTCGGCTACGGCGCCGGTCTTGTCCTTCGCGCCGAGGGGGGTGACGCGGTAGATCTTGCGGGTGACGCCGTCTGCGTCGCGGACGCGGCACGAGGCGCGCCAGCGACCGTCGGGCAGCTGGGTGCGTTTGATGTTCCCGTGCGCCCCGATGGGCAGTGATGGTCTAACCATCGGCGCATTCCTGGCCGGAGATCGGGAGGAGAGTGTAGGTGTTGGCCTCGATGCCGACTTCATCCGCTCCGGCCTCGCCGAATGCGAAGCGGCCTGTCGCGACTCGGTTCCCTCCGATGTCGTTCTGGCTGTTTCCGCATGTCACATCGACAATCCATCCACGGTTGCTGTTTCGATTTGCGTCGGCGATGAATTCCCCGATGGTCTCGAGGTCCTCAGCAGTGGGCGTTTCGGAGATGACGATGTCGATCCTCGCTGGTTGTTCTTTCTCGTCCTTGCGGAGCCAGAACTCAGGGACCAGCTCGAGCGGTTCAGGCTGCCGTTCGGGCATCGCTACCTTGGTCGACTCGGTGACCTCGGACGTGAACGAGTCGCCAGTACGTGTCGTAATGCAGGTGAACCGATACCGCTCCGGACCCGGGATGATGTCGACGAATCCCACTGTCGTGAAGTTCGTGCCGGAGCCACTTGTCTCGTAGTCGCTAATCAGTGGAGCCGACACCTGATCGAACTTCACTCGCAATGCCTCGACGCACGCGACGCCGGCCTGATCGAGTTCTTCATCGGTCGCGGCCGCGGCTGGTGCTTGTGATGTCGCGCTCACTTCGGGGTTCTGTTCGTTCGAGGCGCATGCAGATAGCAGCGTCGTGCATGCGAGTCCTCCGGCTATTGCATATCTGCGCATACCCATCGCATTCCTTCCGGTTGGTGCGGCGTCAGGGTTGACGCCGCGTGATCTCCCGCTCGACGTAGTCGCGTTCGCGGGGCGTGAGGTGCTGGATGCGGGTCTCGAGCACCTCCAGGTCGACCCAGAGTTCCTCAGCGGTGTCGTCGTTGACGCGTCCACGCGTCCACAGCAACGCGTCGACGAGATGATCGAGCTCGATCAGCTGACGCGCCGTGAGGCGCTCGACGACGCGCTCCTCTCGTGGCCCGAAGTAGGGATGGTCGGGTACTGGGCCGCGCTCGTAGTGCGTGAGTTCGTGGGTGAGGGTGCTCCGGCGCTCGGCCTGATTGCAGGTCTTGTCGATCTCGATGCCGCGTCGGGTGACGTGGCCGGCTGATCCTTCGGCGGGGTCGACGAAGTGCACCCGCAAGTGGGGGTGGTGGTCCCGGATGTACCGCCATGGATGCCATTTCGACGACTTCGCCATGGCGGTATTAGAACACCAGTTCGATGGATAATCATTCACTAACCCCCGAATTCACCCAAAAGGGACCACGAAACCCCACGTCAATGAGGAGGTGGCTCGCGACACGCCCACCACGTCAGGCGGCGGCGAGTTCGCGCTGTGCCCGGTGCATCTGGCGTCGAGCGAACAGATCGACTTCCCGCTCAAGAAAGAAGCTCAGCGGACTCACCCATTCGATCAGCACGAGTTGCGATTTCGGTTGCGGTCTATGCGTCCCGCCCATCTATGCCCCGTCCTCGGGGCCGTCCGGGTCGGGATGCTCGCCTGGCTCACCTTCGACTCGGCGGCGACGGCGCTCTTTCGTCTCGTAGGCGCGCGAGGCCATCGGCGGCTCGTCCTGTTCGCCATCCATGTTTGCGGTGTACGGCTCGCCACGCGAGGAACGCGCCTCGTCGCCCTCAAGGCTCTCCTGGCGGAGCTGGACAACGTTGGAGCCCTGATCCGGCGGATCCAAGTTCTCCGTCCTGCCCTGCTCCTCCAGTTGATCGATCCGCTGCTGCTGGGCCACCAATGTCCGTAAGAGCGCAATTGCTACCCGTCGTTCGTCAAGGCCCAACTCATCAACCCCTGGTGGAAGGTCATCGGCGAACGGGCGGCCCTTCGGCTTGCGTCCCGCTGCTTCCAGCGCCACTCGTTCCGGTACGCCGGCAAGCCATGCCAGCGCGCGGAGTGTGCGTAGTGATGGATTCGACTTGTAGGTCCCATTGCGGATCTGGTTGATCGTGGTGTGCACGATCTTGTGGCCGCCCCTACGTGCGATGTCCTCGAGCTCGCGACCGCTGGCCCCATCATGTCGCTCGACCGCCAGGTCTATCAGCTCGTTCAACGACTGTGGTTTCTTCACGACCTAGACAGTCCCCTCCGGTCATCTGCTCGTACCAGAACGCGCAGCGAATTTCGTGACAAGTAGTGGATTCATCATTGCAGCACGCTGCATGCAGCTTGCACTTGTCGTGTTGACAAGTAGGTGATGTGCGATGTTAAATCCACTTGTCACAGCGAAGAGTGGAGGGCAGGATGGGACGAGCAAGGCCACCGAAGATCCGGAGGGAAGTCTGGATGAAAGTGAAAGACCCAGGTCAGATTCGACGCTGGCGTAAGCAGAGGCACTACACGCAGCGTGAGCTCGCCTACCTGGTCCGTCGCACCCAGGCCACTATCTGGCAGATCGAGGCGGGGCGTCTGACCAACATCAGCGAAGACCTCGCCGTAGCTATCGCGGCCCGCCTCGATGTGCCATGGGAGGACCTTTTCACCGCACACGAGTCCGTTCTCATGCCCACGATGGAAAGTGCTGTTAACTCCGGACACCGAGTGCCGGCATGAGCGCACAAAAAAGGACCGCCCCGGTGCAACGAGGCGGCCCAGCACCCACCAACCGGAAGGAAAAGCAGATGCAGACCAAGACTAACAGCGACGACCTCGCCACCACCATCGGAGACCTCGTCAACTTCTACGGCCTCCACGTCATCAACGCCATGTACTTCGCCGCCACCGGTGCATGGAACGTCACCATCCACGTCGACGACCGGTTCAGCCACGGCCTTACCGAGATGCACGGCGACATCCGCGTCATCCGCGCAGACGGCGAAACCCTCCACGAGGCACTGGAGATGGCGTACAGCATCTTCCGCGCCGCCAGCCCCAACCACGGAGCCACCACGGCGGTCCGCGATGCGTCGTAACTGCACCTGCGCCGGACCGGCACCCGGATGGCCCCAGCACGAACCCTTCTGCGGGCAACCGGACGACGACGACACCTACAGCTACCGCGGCGACCTCGAGCACCACTCCGAACTTCTCGCCGACGCCGACCGAGAGGAAGTCACCCGATGACGCTACAGCCCAACGTGATCGCACGCCTCGACCAGCTCGGCGGCAAGTACCGAATCCGCCACGTCAACCACATCACCAATCCCGCACCCGCCGGAGACCATTGGGCAGTTCACGCTGTCTTCACCAACACCGTCGGTGTCAACGACTTCCTGCTCGACACGTTCGCCACACACGGCGATGCCATCGACTTCGTTGTCGCCAAGCTCGGCGAGCTGGAGGTGCTGGCCTCGTGACCGCCACACTGACCATCGTCGAGCCGGGCCTCTACGACGGACTGCCGTCCGACACCTACCACGCCGACCCTGTACCCGCCGGCTCTCTGTCCTCCACAGGCGCACGCAAACTGCTCGCCCCGTCCTGCCCAGCCCTGTTCAAGTACGAGCGCGACCACCCCCAGCCACCGAAGAAGACCTTCGACTTCGGGCACGCCGCACACCAGCTCGTCCTCGGCGAGGGTCCGGAACTGCGCGAGATCCCCGGTACGCTGCTCGCCACCAACGGAGCAGTCAGCACGAAGGACGCCAAGGCCTTCGTCGCCGAAGCACGCGCCGACGGCGCGGTGCCGCTCAAGCCCGATGACTACCAAGTCGTCCACGACATGGCTGCCGAGCTGCACGCGCATCCCGTCGCCGGGCGCCTGTTCTGGCCCGGCGCCGGCAAGGCCGAGCAGTCCGGTTTCTGGCAGGACGAGAAGACCGGAATCTGGCGTCGGGTCCGCTTCGACTGGATCGTCAACCCACGCGACGGCCGTCGCCTGATCATCGCCGACTACAAGACCGCTCGCAGCGCCGAACCGAGCGAGTTCGCTCGCGCCGCCATCGACCACGGCTACCACCAGCAACACGCCTGGTACCTCGACGCCGCGCGCGCACTACGACTCGGCACCGACCCGCAGTTCGTGTTCGTCGTCCAGGAGAAGACACCGCCTTATGTGGTGTCGGTGATCCAGCTCGACGAGACGTTCCGCCGCATCGGGGACTACCTGAACCGGCAGGCCCTCGACATCTACGAGCAGTGCACCCGCACCGACGTCTGGCCCGGCTACGCCGACGACGTCGCCCTCACCCCACCGCCCGTCTGGTACGAGCGCAGCTTCGAAGAGGAGATCGCAGCGTGACACAACGCATCGACATCGACCACCCAACGCCCGTGCCGGCACCCCGCGCCGAGTTCGTCGGCCAGGCAACCGCCATCGAACAGGCACGCGCGGTCGCCGAGGTCCAGGCCGCCATCGTCGTGGCCCAGCAGTGCCCACGCAACGTCCATCAGGCCGTGGCCGCCATGCGCGAGTCCTGCTCCCAGCGCGGTCTGGCGGAGCGCGCGTTCTTCCGCTTTCCGCGCGCCGGGGGAGCGGTAACCGGCCCATCGATTCACCTCGCCCGCGAACTCGCCCGCTGCTGGGGAAACATCCAGTACGGCATCGCCGAGCTGCGTCGCGACGACGACGCAGGGCTGAGTGAGATGCAGGCCTACGCGTGGGATGTGCAGACGAACACCAGGTCGGCGCAGATCTTCATCGTCCCGCACAAGCGGGACACGAAGGACGGCGTCAAGAAGCTGACCGATATGCGGGATGTATACGAGAACAACGCCAACAACGGTGCTCGCCGCGTCCGTGAGGCGATCTTCGCGGTACTGCCGACATGGTTCACAGAGGAGGCGAAGGACCTGTGTTCGCAGACGCTCAAGGATGGCGGCGGTAAGCCGCTGTCGACGCGCATCGCGGACGCGGTGCGCCTATTCGGCGCGCTGGGGATCTCGCAGGACCAGCTCGAGCAGAAAGTCGGACGGCCCACTGAGAAGTGGACCGAGCATGACGTCGCGCAGATCGGTGTGACGTTCAAGTCGCTGCAGCGTGGCGAGGTCACCCGCGACGAGGAGTTCCCTCCGCAGCGCGTGACTGCTGCGGAGCTGGTTGGTGAGGACGAGCCGTCGGCGCCGGAGCCGGCGCCTGAGCCTGACGCAGATGTCGATCGTTCGGATGAGGTCGCGGATCTGTTCGGGGGTGAGCAGGAATGACGCTCTGGACTGATATGCCGCTTGCCTACCTCGATCTGGAAACCACGTCGGTGAATCCGCATGAGGCTCGGATCGTCACGGCCTGCGTCGGCCGTGTCGACGTCGAGCGGATCATGTTCCTCGCGGATCCCGGTATCGAGATCCCCGCCCAGGCCACCGCGGTTCACGGCATCACGACCGATCAGGCACGGAACGGCATGCCGCACGAGAGGGTTGTCGCATCGCTTATCGGCGAGATGCGATCCGCGTGGGACGCCGGGTACATCGTGGCCGCGTTCAATGCCTGCTACGACCTGACGGTCCTGCACACGCAGAGTGGCGGGGAGTTCACTGTCGACGGTCCTGTGGTTGATCCGTTCGTGATCGACCGCGCGCTGGACCCGTACCGGCGCGGCTCCCGCAAACTGGCGGACGTCTGCGCCCACTACGGGGTGCGTTTCGATGCCGCCCACGAGGCAGCTTCCGATGCGTTGGCCGCGGCGCGCCTGGCGTGGAAGGTGGGCCGCCGCTTCCCTGAATTGGCTGTGACGGCCGATGAGTTGATGGAGCTGCAGCAGCGCTGGCACAGGGCTCGTCAGGACTCGTACATCGATTACCTGCTCCGGCAGGGCAAGTCGGCTGACGACGTCAATCGCAACTGGCCTTTGCAGTCCGCCGCCTGATCTCGAATTTCTGGACTATCCGAAAGGAGTGCTGTCGCATGTTTTCTCGTAGACGAACAGTGGTTGCGTTGCTCAGCTTGCTGACGGGTGCCGCATTGGTGGCGGGTTTCGATTCGCGCGAGTCGGAGCCGGTGGTGATCGGTGAGTACCCGGCCAAGCCTGCCGTCTCGCTGGCGGGCGTCCCGGAATTGGTGGTGCCGCGATGAGAAAGAGCGTGAATCCGGCGTACATGACGATGGCCGAGGTTGCCGAGGCGCTGGCGTTGCGGCCGGCGACGGTCAAGAAGCGGCGGATGAACCGGGAGTGCCATCCGTTCTTCCGGAAGGCATTCAAGACGGGACCGAGCGCGAATTCGCCGCTGTTGTGGCACCGCGCCGATGTCGACGAGTACGTGCGTGAGCTGACCGGCCGCGGGCTGGGCGGTGCAGCATGAGCACCCGCAAGGTCAACGTCACCGTTGTCCGTTCGGTGGAGCACACGGCCGAAGTGGAGATCGACGAGGCCGAGTACCTGGAGTGGCTCGACGGTGACGACGACACCCCGGAAGCTGTGCGCGAGTTCCTTGAGGCCGGTTCCGACATCGACGACATCCTCCACGACGTTGTGGAGATAGGCACTGAGTCAGTCGTCGACCGCGGCATCGTCCGGGCCTCGACCGCCGGCGGTTCGTCGTGACGTTCGCACTGTGCCCGATCGTGACCCTGGAGAAGCTCGCCCACCACCCGGCCGCCGGTCACATGTGGCTGATGGAGCTCGCCAACGGGCGCACGCAGGTCGGCTCCGGCAGCCGCTTCGAGGCCGTACAGCAACTCACCGCGGCCCTCACCGCCGACGAGATCGCACGGACAGGGGAGCGGTCATGAAGCCACTCGCCACGGCTGCCGCAGCGATCGGCCTCACCGCCGCCGGCCTCCTCACTGCCGGCGCTCTGATCATCACCATCCTCACCCCCACCGGAAGGGGACTCATCCCATGAGCCTCGCACTCGACAAGGCCCGCGCCGCGGCCGGCGGCTACGGCATCGCCGCCGCCTACGACGACATCGACAATGTCCTCGCCGAACGCGACGCCCTCCGAAAGGCCCTCGCCAAGGCTGACGCCGGCAAGGACGCCGCTACCGCCGAAGCCGAACGCCTTGCCGGGCATCTCGGCACCGAACAGTTCCGCACGAAGGGCTGGCGCGACCGGGCCCTCGCCGCCGAAGAGACAGCACAAGTGCACGCCAAGGACCTCGCAACGGCCCGCGCCGACGTCATGCGCCTGACCGCACTGCTCGGTCAGGGCCTGGACCTGATCGACACCGCAACGAACGGACCCCTCGACCCCGTCGACGCAGCGCTCCTCGATGCACTGCGCACTGCACTCACCCTCGCACCCGGCGAACAGGCAAAGGCGGTGCACCCATGACCAACACCGACATCACACCCGAACTGCTGCGAACGGTGGCGACATGGCTCCGAGACACCGCCGTAGGCGCACTACCCGGAAAGCCGCTGGGCGCCGCGATCCTGGACGCCGCAGCCGACGACCTGGAACGCGAGCAGGCCTACGAGAAGCGCATCGACGAACTCGCACAGGTGGGTTTCGCTGCCGAGTACGCCTATGTCAGGGCCGAACAGCCGTCGACCAACCTCATCGACTGGGACGGATCGTCGGAATTCCAGCGCAACGTGACCCGCGCCGGAGTCCGCGCCGTGCTCGCCCACCTTGAGCAGGACGTCGTTGACGCCAAGGTGTACGGGATTCGAGCCAACGGAGATGTACTGCTCTCCGCTTCGGACGCGGCATCTGTGAAGGCCTTACTGCGGTTCGTCTTCGGCCGCCGCAACGGAGAGAGGTACCCGACGTCCGACATCGAGACGCTCAAGACTTACTTCTGGCCCGAGATGTCTTGCACGTACCCCGTCGGCGCGAAGCTCGACGACGAATCCAAGTTCGACCAGGGCGGAATCGAAATCAAGCCAGTGCGTCAGTGGTGGGACCTGCGCTACGTGCCTGACGACGTGAAGGCGGTCGTCGACAACGAGCAGAGGCCGTACCGACGTTGGATGCCGGGCCCGCGCGGGTGGGAAGTTCACTCAACCGGAACCACATGGTCCAAATGGATGGACGAAGACCTGACGGAGTACGGCCCGTTCACCGAGGTGATCGCCGATGCCTGAGCAAACTCGCGTCCAGGTGGCTATCGCTACCGACGAGCTGCGTAAGTGGGCAGATTGGCACGCCGACCGCGGCCACGCTGGCGTCGCGCACGCGCTGTACCGATCGGCCGAACGCTACGACGACCAGGCGACCGCACTCGACCGAGTGCGCGAGATCGCCGATCGTGCGGCCTCCGCCGGGTGGCGCCAGACGCCGTTGCTCTCCGTCGATCAAGCCGAGGGCATGAACCTGGTCGGCGAGGAGATCCTGCGAGCCCTGGACGGTGACCAGTGACCAACATCCTCACCATCACCGGCGGCCTCACACTCCTCGTCCTCATCGCAGTTGGCGGAGGAATCATCAGCTACCTCGTCGCGAAGTGGCTGATCTGGCTGTGGGAGCGGCCATGACCCCCGACCACACCGCCGTCCACATGCTCGCCGCCCGCGTGATGTCCGAGACCGACGGCGACACCACGACCGTCGTCCAGACCGTCGTCGATGCCATCCTCGCTCGCTACGCCGTCGTCGAGGTTCCGGACGCGAAGAATCCGACGCCCGCCCTGATCGAAGCCGCGTACATCGCGCAGGACGACCTGTCGACGCCCCCGACGTGGGCCCTCGGCGCTGCCGCCGAGGTAATCCAGGCGTACATCCACGGCCAGACGCACACCCGGGTACATGTGCTCGGGCATCCCGTCGACGGCACGGAGAGCTACCAGTGACCCCCGACCACCTGCGGCTCATCGGTGAACTCGCCGACTGGCAGATCCTCGGACTCGCCGACAACCCCGGCTACTGGTGCGGACATATCCGAGACATGCACGGCGGCGGCACACCCAGCGACAAGCAGTGGTACGACGCCGGCCTGTGGCGCTCCACCTACCGATGGGGCATCGCCATGACCACCCACGGCGACTACATGCGCGAACGCAGCATCCGCGACCCAGAGCACGCCGTCACCCTCACCTGGCGACAAATCCTCGACTGGGTCAGCCAACTCCCCGACGAACTCCGCGCCGACGCCCGCCGAGCCCGCACCGCCGACGGCGACGAGAAGCAGCGTGTCATCGCGCAGCTCCTCGCGCCGGCACCGACCGAACCGGAGGAGCTCGCGCTGTGGTGAACCAGGACTATCACGTCACCGACAACGTGCCCGCTGCCCGCGTCGAGAAGCCACCCACGCCACCGGCCAGGTCGTGCAAGATCTGTGGCGCTCCGGCCGCGCCCGGCGCCTACTGGTGCAGAGCCTGCAGGGGACTGCAGTGACCGCCCGCTGCCGGTGCTGCCATCAACCCCAGCCCAGCACCCGTGACGTGCTGGCCGGGATGCTCCTGCGCGTCATACCGCGACGCATCGCTACCCGGTGGGACGCCCAAGACCTCGCCAGCGAAGCCATCGCAGTCCTGCGCGAGCTGGGGTGGCAGCCACCGGACAGCCAAGACACTCGAGCGTGGCGCGCACTCGTGGATGCGCACCAGACGCTGAAAGGCCGTCATGACCGCACGCTGCCCCGTCTGCCGACGCTACGTCCACCGCGTCTCTGAGACGACCGGACACGTACCGCGGCACAACGACACGGCCCGAAACCCCTGCCCCATGAGCGGGCGTCACATTCCCATCGAATGGATCGAGAGGAGGTCTGCCTGATGGAGTCTCTGCGGTACGCGTGGCGCCGCCTGGTGGTCCGCGACCCGGACTTGAGCGACGCTGTACGCCGCGTCCTGCTCGAACTCGAGTCGTACGCAGACCACGACGGGCGCAATGCACGCCCGGGCGTCGACCGTATCGCCGAGGCCCTGCAGACACCGCGGGGACGGGTGTCCGAACGCACGGTCCGCCGGGCCCTCGAAATCGGCGTCGGGCGAGGCTTCGTAGAGTGCACGCTGAAGGGCCGGCGTGGCCGCAATCGAGGCTCTGCGGATGTGTATCGGCTGACGCTCCCACCGGAGTTCGCTGCGCAACTAGCGGACATTCAGATGTCCGGTAGTCACGAAGAACTACCGGACACCCAGATGTCCGGTAGTGACTGTGCAAAACCTGTGGATAACTCACCGACTACCGGACATCCAGATGTCCACCAATCGCCCACGACTACCGGACATTTGAGCGCGACTACCGGACAAATATCGACGACTACCGGACATCCAGATGTCCACCCACCAGAAACCAGAAGACCAGAAAGGGGTTACGTAAGTACGGAAGGTCACCCGCGCGCGCACAACCCACCCCCCACCCCGAACTGCCCCCAACACCCCGACGGAACCCACACCCCATGCCGCGCCTGCCGCGACGCCCGACACACCCGCGAAACCTGGGACGCCGAGCAACGCCAAACGCGAATCAGCGAAGCCCGCCACCGAGCCGAACTCCGCGCCCAAGCCATCGCCGCATGCCCCCTCTGCGACCACGACGGCTACGTCGGAACCACCCTCTGCGACCACGACCCCGACACACCCAACCGAGCCCGACGAGGCCGAGCCGCCTGGGAAGCCGCCCGCGCCCTCCGCAACCGCACCGAAGGAGACCCATGCCCCGCAACCGCACATCCGCCAAATCCGCCGGAGCACGCTTCGAACGGCACATCGCCGACTACCTCGCCCAGGCACTTGGCGATGACCGAATCGACCGGCGCGTCAAGACCGGAGCCAAAGACCGCGGCGACATCGCCGGACTGCGCATCCACGGTCAACGACTCGTCGCCGAGCTGAAGAACTGCCAGCGTCTCGACCTTCCCCGCTGGACCCGAGAAGCCGCCCTCGAGGCCGGAAACGATGACGCGCTCACCGGAGTCGTGATCCACAAGCGACACGGCGTCGGCGACCCGGCCCTGCAGTGGGTGACGATGACCGTCGAGCAGTTCGTCGCCCTGGTCGGCGGAGCAAAGCCGACATTGACGTGAGCGTGCTGACAAGTGCGTTAAACATCATGCATCACTGCGTTATGCTCGCCATTGCGCCTGGTGCAACAGGCCCGACACGACCGGAAGGAACCCCATGAACCCCACCCCGATCTACACCCAGCTCCTCGCCGAAACCCTCCACCACGGACCATTCGGATTCCTCGTCGACGACGAATCGAGCAACTAACCCACCACCGGCCGCGCCCACCCCTCAGGGCGCGGCCGGACCCCATCCCGGCGACGAAAGGAGCACCCCATGCCAGCGGCCCACACCAACCCCGACCAAGCCAACGCAAGCATCGACTCACCCGAAGCCGAACTCACCGCCACCACCGACGCCGCTGTCAACCCACAGCTCGTCAACCGAGGAGGCCCCCGTGGGTAGCACCAGCCCCACCGACCCGCACAATCTGGACGCGTCGGAGAAGGCGCGTCAGGCGTTGGCTGCGCGCCGGGACGGGAAGCAGTGGGCAGAGATCGCCGGCGAGCTCGGCTATGCGGATGCGTCGGGGGCGTACCGGGCAGCGAAGCGACTCCTCGACCGGACTGAGTTCGAGGCGGTGGAGGAGTACCGGGCGATCGAAGCGGACCGTCTGGATGAAGCGCACCGCATCCAATTCGGGGCATTGGAGGTGTTGGTGTCGATGGGGAAGTTCGAGGCGATCCCGCCGGCCGTCTCGGCGTTAGCGAAGATCTCCGACCGCCGTTCCAAACTCCTCGGCTTGGACGCTCCGACTCGGGTGGATGTGGCGCACTCCGGTGAGGATTTCGCTGCCACCGCCGCGAAGTTGATGAAGGAGATCGGTCTGGCCGTGCCTTCCGACTTCACGCCCGACGAGGACAGCGCCGAGGCCGAGGACCAGGACGAGGAAGCGCACGGAGGGGGAGACCCATGGGTGCGGTAGGGAACAGGCGCGTCAAGGCATACAAGACCTGCCCGATCGAGGGCTGCGACTGGCAGCTGATCACCGAATGGTTCGACGGATCACCAGACCGCGTGCTCAAGGTGACGCAGGCCGAGCAGGAGACCGCCACCGGCCTCCACATGAGGTCGCACTACACCCCCGAAAGGACGTACTTCACATGACACTCGACATGGCCTGCCCCGTGTGTCATGCGGCGTTCATCCCGCCCGAGGACGCACCCGCCTATCCGCCGGACGGTTCAGTGGCGGTGTGCGTCACCTGTGCCGACGTCGTGGTGTGGAACCAGACCTGCGGCTGGGAGCTCCCGGACGCGGACCACAAGGCGGAACTGCTGGAACTGCAGCCCGTCATCGACTCCCTGATGGAGATCCGACAGTGGCACGACCAGCACGAGAAAGACCGGCAAACCCTGCGCTCGCTGATCTCCCACGGATACCTCGTCGGATCAAGCATCACCGACATCGTCGAGGCCATCCTCGACAACGGATTCCACCGCCACCCGGACAACGCGGAGGACAACGATGCCTGAGGAACCAACCCTGTCCGACACCGACAACCCGGATACCGGCCGCCAACGGGACCCTCGTGAACTTCGCCGGACACATGGCCGTCCCGCATCCCCGCGCCGAGGAGACTGCCGAACAAACGCCTGGCAGCCCGACGACAACCTCATCACTGCCGCACAGGCCGGCCAACTCCACATCCGCAACCTCAGCTGCGAAGACCGATCCTGGGTGGTCGCCGGACTCACTGCCCGCGGTGTCACCGCCGAAGACACCGCCACCATGCTCCGATGCTCACTCAGGTTGATCAAACAGATCCGGGCGAACCCGATGACCGCAGTCTCGCTCTATGCGCAAACCATCGCTGTTGAGGTCGAGACCGCCCGGCTCCACGCGAAGACAGCGAAACGCGCCTACGCCTACGAGCTCGAGGATCTGCGGATGACCGCGGAGCGGTACAAGAAGCAACGCGATGACCTGATCGACCAGCTCGTCGCCCAGGCACGCCGAGCGGAGACGAAGGCATGAGCGAGAACACCTCTCGCGTCGAGAAGCTCGAGACCGGTATCGCCGCGGCTGTCCATGAGATCGACGAGCTGCGCGCTGAGAATGCCCGACTAAGCACCAGAATCGAGCAGGCCCACACCGTCGCCGCCCAACTTCGTTTCGAGGGCGACGTTCACCAGCTGCTCGGCCGCACCGACACCGCGCAACTGTGCTCGAACTTCGCCACGAGGCTCGAAGGCGCGCTGGCTACGTAGCGATGGACGACACCGTCGAGAAGCTCCACGAACACACCCGCGGCTGGCCGGCCGAACGCAAGGAAGCCCTCATGCTCTGGCTCCGAGCGCAGCACACCCGCCACGTCATCCAATCTCGATACAGCCACCCTGCGGAGCTGGCCGCCGCCGTCGACTCGAACTTCGTGATCACCCCTGCAGTCGACGTCATCTCCCGGACCGTGGAGCGTGTCATCCGCGAGCCGCAACGCAACCTTCTCGTGACGATGCCTCCCCAAGAAGGCAAGAGCTCCCTGTGTGCCATCTGGGCGCCACTCCGCGCCCTGCAGCTCAACCCCGACACACGCGTCATCGTCGCCGCCTACGGTGACGCCCTCGCCGAAGACCACTCCCGCGCCGCCCGCGGATGGATCGAGACCGCCGGCACCGGTGCTGTCGACGCCATCACGGGGCAGCCGGTCGAGGACAAACTCGGACTGCAACTCTCACGGTCCTCCACCTCGGTGTCCTCGTGGCAGGTTGCTGGCGGCAAGGGCGGATACAAAGCCGTCGGTCTTGGCTCGTCCATCACGGGCCGCGCCGCTGACCTGCTCATCGTCGACGACCCCTACAAGAACATGCAGGAAGCCGATAGCGTCGCGCACCGCCGCAAAGTCTCGGAGTGGTTCAAATCCGTCGCGCTCACCCGACTCTCGCCGGACGCGTCGATCATCCTCATCCAAACCCGCTGGCACGCCGAAGACCTCTCCGGGGAAATCCTCGCCGCCGAGCAGGAACTCCCAGCACACCAGCGGACGTGGCGGCACATCAACATCCCCGCCGTATCCGAGGCAGGTATCCCCGACGAACTGGGCCGACCCCCGGGTGTTGCGATGACGTCCGCGCGCGGTCGCACCCCAGCACAGTTCGCCACCCGACGCCGACAGGTGGGGGAGCGTGTCTGGTACGCCCTCTACCAAGGCACCCCCACACCAGCCGAAGGCGGACTGTTCACCCGCACCTGGTTCGACACCCACCAGCTCAAAGAGCAGCCGGACCGCTCCACCATGCGCATCGTCGCCGTCGACCCCGCCGAAACCGGGGAAGGCGACGAGGCCGGCATCATCGCCGCCGCCCTCTTCCCTGACGGCACAGTCGCCCTGACTCACGACCGGTCCGAGCAGATGACCTCCGAGCAGTGGGGACAGGCCGCCGTGAAGCTCGCCATGGAAACCCACGCCAGCGAGATCGCCGTCGAAACTTACACCGCAGGCACCACGTACGTGAACGTCGTCAAGCGCGCGATCAAGGCCTATCGGGAGAAGTTGCAGGCGGGGTTCGATGGGAACGATCGGGAAGTCGCCGCTGCGATCCGCCGCACCCATGACCTCAAGGTGTATCCGTGGCGGGGTAAGGGGGATGCGGTGGCACGGTCTGCCCTGTTGCGTCAGGCGGTGGAGGTCGGCACCTGCAGGACCGTCACATCCGAAATGACCACGCTGGTGGAGCAGGCCGTCACGTGGCAGCAAGGACAACATCAACCCGACCGAGTCGCCGCCGCGATCATCGCCCACGACCGACTCATCGCCCGCGGTGGGCGTACATCGAATCTCGGCAACCCCGCCCGTCCCGCGACTGCTGCGCCGGCACCGGCGTGGCTCACCCGCAAAATCGGATAGCTCCTGCACGGTGCGTCTTTACCGTTGCGCGCCATGGACGGTCTCACACTCCTCGTACTCCTCCTCTACGTCCTCGCCGTCATGCGAGTGACCCGACTCATCAACGCCGACACCATCCTCGACACCCCACGCATCTGGCTGCTTCGCCGCTTCGGCCCTGAGTCGACGCTCGCGTACTTCATCTCCTGCCCCTGGTGCGTGTCCATCTGGATCGCCGGACTCTCGACGCCGTTCGTGCTGTGGGCCCTCGATCTCCCACTGTGGCTGTGGCCGCTCCTCGGACTCGCCGCCTCGCACCTGACTGGGTTGGCCGCGCAGCTCGACGGCGACGACCTCGAGATCGAAATCGAAGACGAGTAGCCTCATGGATACTGAGGACATCCAGAAGTTGATGGGAGCGGCCCTTCGCAAGCGCGCCGCACAGGGTGGCCGGCACCTGCACCACCGCGACTGCGTTCACAACCTGCCGCCCGAGGAGCAGATCGCGATCCGCGGCAAGAACGTTGAGTGGCGGATGGCGATGGTCGGCTCGATGCCTGAGCAGATCACGCCGGACCAATGGGAGACCGAACCGCTGAGTGGATAGCCTGCTCGGCCGCAACGCGTGCTTTGCGACGCGGTCTGACCCTGCACCCTTCGCCTCTACCTTCTGGTCGTGGCCCGCAGAGTCAAGATCCGACGCACCCCCCGACACCGGGGAACGCTGACCGCTGCCGGTCAGAAGATCACCGACCCCTCGAAAACCTTCAAATCATCGATGGGATCCTTAGGCTCCAACTGGCAAGAACAAGCCTGGGAGTTCCTCGACAAGGTCGGCGAGCTGCGCTACTACGTCGGCTGGCGCTCCGCCTCCGTCGCCCGCTGCCAACTCATCGGCTCCGACCTCGACCCTGACACCGGACGCCCCACCGGCTACACCGAGAACGCCACCGTCCAACGGATCGTCCGCGACATCGCCGGCGGCGTCACCGGGCAGTCTCAGATCCTCAAGCGACTCACCACAGGACTCACCGTCCCCGGTGAAGGGTTCGTCGCGATGATCGTCCGCGACAGCGAATCCCACGATACCTACTCCGACGGATCGCCTCTCTCGCTCGAGGACCAGGAGCAGGGCGAATTCCAGGAATGGATCGTGCTGTCCCGCGACGAAATCAAAGCCTCCGGATCGGACGGTCTCGAGTTCACCCTCGAAGACGACTCCAAGCACCTGTTCGACGAGGAACGGGACCTGCTGTTCCGGGTCTGGAACCCCCACCCCCGCAAAGCATCGGAAGCCGACTCCCCGGTCCGGGCCGCCGAGGACGCCCTCCTTGAGATCGTCCGCACCACCAAGTCGATCGACAACGCCGCCAAGTCCAGGCTCGTCGGTAACGGCATCGTGTTCGTCCCGCAGGAAATGTCACTGCCCGAGCAGAGCGCGCCCGGTGCCACCCCCATGACAGGAGACGCCCCGGGCCCCGACTACGGGGTGCCGTACGCCGCACCCTCCGCATCCCAGCAGTTGCAGGACTTGCTGTACCAAGTCGGCACCACGGCCTACAAGGATCAGGAGTCGATGGCGGCGTTCATGCCGATCATCGCGTCGGTGCCGGGGGAGTGGACCGACAAGGTCAAGCACGTCACGTTTGATTCCCAGGTCGCCGAAACCAGCCTCAAGACTCGTGAGGCTGCGATCCGCCGGCTCGCCATGTCCCTCGACGTCGCACCCGAACGCCTCCTCGGACTCGGCGCCAACAGCAACCACTGGTCCGCCTGGGCCATCGCCGAAGACGACGTGAAGGTCCACGTCGTCCCGGTGCTTGAGACCATCGTCGCGTCGCTCACCCAGTTCATCCTCCGGCCCTTGTTGGAGAAGGAAGGCATCGACCCGGACCACTACGTCATCTGGTACGACACGACGCCCCTCACTCAGGACCCGGACAAGAAGGCCGAGGCGAAGGACGCGCACGACCGAGGCGGACTCACCACCAAGGCGCTGCGCAAGTACTCGGGGTTCGACGACTCCGACGGATACGACCTCACCACCGCCGAAGGCTGGCAGGAACTCGCCCGCGACAAGGCCTCCGCCGACGTGTCACTCATCCCCACGCTGGCCCCGCTGCTCGGCGGTGTCGCCAATCAGATCACCCCACCACCGCAACAGTCCGCGATCGACGCTCCCACCGACACCACGCCGACCGCTCCGGAGTCGGAGACGCTGCCCGAGTCCGAACCAGTCACCCAACCCGACTCCACCGACGAACCCGACACCGTGACAAGCGCAGCCGTCCTGGTGTTCGTCGAGACCTTCACTGCGCGGGCCCTCGAACTCGCCAACAAGCGCAGACGCAACCGAGCCAATGCGGCCCAGTTCCGCGACGTCCCGATTCACCTGGCACACCGCAACCTGCCCGCCGTCCCGGCCGCCGAAGTGCCGAAGCTGATCGAAGGATGGGACACCTCGGTCCCCTGGGGCGCGGTCGAACGACTCGGGTTCACCCGCCACACCATCGCCTCATGGGTGGAGCGCGACGCCATCGACGAACTCACCAAGGTGGCCGGCTGATGTACCCCGACAACCTCGCCCGCGCCCTCTCCGCGCAGCTCGACGCCGAACGGGCCATCGAAGCGTTGACCATGGCCGCGTTCGAAGCGTGGCTACCCCACGTGAAAGCCGCAGTCCTTCCTTCGCTCACCGCATCCGCTGAGCCTCCCCCAGACCCGGACCAGGTCCCCGCAACCGCCGGATGGTGGGAGCTGGCCCTCGACCACGCGATCCTGTACGGCATCGGCCTGGTCTACGGCCACGAACTACTCGCAGTGCTCTCCGGTGCCGGCGCCGCAGCCGCAGCCTTGGAGACCACCGAACCCGACGACGAACTGTCGAACACAGCGCTCGCTCGCCAGGCCCGCAAGATCGTGGCGTCCTCACTCGGGGTACCAACATCCGAGATCACGGCGCTCGACCGCAGACTCGCGTCGCTCCCGTCGGTTCGTACCATCCAGGCGGAGTATCTCGCGCAGGTCCGCAACCGAATGGTGAACACCCCAGAGGCGGTGTTCCGCGACATCACAGTCCAACTCGACCAGGCAATCGCCGCCGGCGAGGGACCGGACGCGCAACGCAGAAGGGTCCAGCAGTTCCTGTCCCCGACGACGGGGGACTGGACGGGACGGGCCATGACCGTGGCCCGGACGGAGTCGGCGGGCGCGATGTCGCACGCCACCATCGAAGCCGCTGCGCTGCGCAACGAGGTGCTCGGTGAGGAACTTGAGCAGACATGGATCTGCACCCTCGACTCGAAGACACGCCGGTCGCACTATGCCGCCGACGGTCAGCGCGTCCCGCTGGGAGGCACCTTCAGCATCGGCCGCGCACAGCTCCGCTTCCCCGGCGACCCACGAGGACCGGTGGAGGAGGTCGCCAACTGCAGGTGCCGGGTCGCGGTACTCGCCGTCGACGAACCCCTGCCGACCGAGCAGGACCGGCACACCGAACGTGGACCGGGGGACTCCACGGTGATCAACCGTGCAGGTTCGCAACAGGACGAGATCGAACGACGCGCCGAGGAAGGAAATATCCGGGCACGTGAGGACCCTGCCGGACTCGGTCGGGTGGCATCCATCAACACGGAGGACGACATGGCAGACGACGAGACCACAGAGGACACGGCAGTGACCTTCCGGACGTTCACCGACGCGGTGATTGCCGTGCTCGGCACCCCGACCGACGACCGCCGCATCCTCGCCGCGGGCATGGACTTCCGGTTCCGCGAGTTCCCGCTGCCGGTGATGTGGACGAAGCAGTCATCCGGCGGGCACTTCGACGCATACACAGTCGGGGTCATGGAGTCCGCCCGCGTCGAGGGCGCGCAGGTCCTCGCGTCCGGGTACCTGCTCAACACCGACGAGGCCGACGAAGCGGCCGATCAGCTCGCACACAAGGTCACCGGCCCTTCAGTGGACCTCGGGGATGCAGAGTGGAAATACACGAACGAGGCCGGTGAGGAGATCACTGAAGAGATGTGGGAGGACGCCTACGACTCGGGTGAGGATCTCAAGGTCTACGAGACCATTACCTCGGCGAAGCTCCTCGGTGTCACCCTCGTGGCGACCCCCGCGTTCGGGGAAACCATGATGCAGCTCGACGCCGAACGCGTCTCCAAGGACATCGCGGTCGTGGCGTCCCTGGTCGCCGCCGCTGCACGCCCGATCGAGGAAACCTACGACGCCGCGCTGTTCTCCGATCCCCACCTCGACGGACCAACCCCGGTCACCTATGACGCGAAGACCGGCCGGATCTACGGGCACCTCGCCTGCTTCGGGCAGTGCCACGTCGGGATCACCGATCAGTGCGTCGTCGCGCCCCGATCGAAGACGGACTACGCGCACTTCCACACGTCCCCTCCGGTGCTTACCACCGGTGGCCGGCTAGCGGTGGGTCGCCTGACCGTGGGCACCGGGCATGCCGGCCCGCGCCTCGGCGCCCGGCCCGCCGCGGAGCACTACGACAACACCGGCACGTGCTTCGCCCTCGTGCGGGTGGGGGAGGACGAGCACGGCATCTGGTTCTCCGGCATACCGCACCCCACCGCCACCGAGGAGCAGATCCGGGCCGGCCTGTCAGCGCCGCTGTCCGGGGACTGGCGCACCATCGGCGGCAACCTCGAGCTGGTCGCCGCGCTCGCGGTGAACACACCTGGATTCCCCGTCCTGGTCGCCGGAGCATCCGACGAGAACGATCGTCCCCGCACCCTCGTCGCCTCGCTCGGGCCTCGCGCCGAGTCCAAGCGCAGCGGGCGAGTGCACCCGAAGCGTTTGGCGCAGGAAGTGGTCCGCGAGATGCGGGCCCAGGACCGCCGCAACGAGCAGGCCCGCGCGGTGCTCGCAGCAGCAGAACGCCGCCGCGAAGCACGCGCGATCATCGAGAAGGCAGGAGTCTGACATGGCATGCGGTTGCGGACGTCGAGCCGGATCGACACTCGCCGGCAGCAGCACGGCGACGTCGTACACGTACAAGGTGACGTTGCCGTCCGGTGAGGAGGCCACCTACCTCACCCCGCTCGAAGCGAAGCGGGAGGTTCGGCGGGCGGGTGGCGGCACCATCGTCCGCGTGGCCGACACACCATCCTCCTGAACCCTGCAGCAGCGAACGGCCTCGGCACCCCTGGGTGTCGGGGCCGTTTTGCACGGCGCGTCTCTACTCTCCCGGACCAGACAACAGGAGTCCTGTTCTGGCTGTGGGCCGGGGACCTCCAACGTCACGACTGATACAGGAAACGAGACGAGGAGTCCCCATGGACCCGTTCGAACTGCCCGAGGAGATGCCAACAGACCTCGCAGGTCTGGCGGAGCTTCGCGCCCAGGCAGAGGCGTCGTTCAACGAACTGCGCGAGATCGTCAACAGCGGCGGGGACCTGACCGAAGAGCAGCTTGAGCAGCTGCGCTCTCTCGCACGGGACATCTCCACCATCGACACCGCCACCCAGGAGGCGGAGCAGGCCGAGGCCGAGCGCCGCGCCGAGGTCAACGACATCATCTCGCAGGTCTCCGGACAATCCGCCGAGAGCGACGAAGACAGCGACGACGGCGAGACCGACCAGACTGGAGACAACACCGGCGAGAACGTCGAGGGTGCCGACGAGGTGTCGCAGGACGACGTCGACGCCGTCGTCACCGAAGCCGAAACGACCGCAGCCGACGCCGCCGAATCCGTCGCCGCATCCGGCCGCCGCCGCACCAACTTCTCCGGCGCCGGCAACGGTCGCAAGACCAAGATCCCCGCGCCGAAGAAGCCGGACATCGGCTGGCGCATGGACTCCAACGTGTTCGGCTTCAAGCCCGGAAAGGTCGGCTTCGCCGATCTCGCCGAAGCCGTCGAATCGGTCCGTCCCGGCAGCCGGGTACGCGCAGGCCGCCCCGTCCGCGGCGGATTCACCGGCCAGACCCTCGGCCGCCTCGACCGCGACATGCCGCTCGTGGAAACCAGCCACGAACTCGTGGCCGCGATCGAGAAGGCCACCAACGAGAAGACACTGCCCGGCGGATCGCTGACCGCCGCCGGCGGATGGTGCGCCCCGTCCGAACAGCTCTACGACTTCTGCGAGGTCCCCCAGGCCACCGATCTGGTGTCTCTCCCGGAGATCGCCATCCGCCGTGGCGGTGTGCGCTGGCCCGTCGAGCCGGACCTGTCCGCGATCTTCGACTCGTTCCAGTTCTTCTTCACCGAACCGCAGCTCGAAGCAGTCGACGCAGAGGGCAACCCCACCGCCATCAAGGAATGCGTCGAGGTCCCGTGCCCCGACGAGTTCGAGGAACTGCGCCTCAACGCAGTCGGCTACTGCGTCGAAGCCGGAATCCTGCAGAACCAGGGCTGGCCGGAGCTGATCGAGTGGTTCATGCGCTCGCTCACTCAGGAGCACTTCCGGGCCCTGTCCAAGCGCACGGTCACCGACATGGTCACCGGCTCCACCCCCCTGACCATCCCCGTCGATGCGCAGATCGCCGCCGGATCATCGATCCTCAACAGCCTCGCGCTGATGGCAACGAACCTGCGTCTCGACCGTGGCCTGGGCCGTACCGCCACCATCGAAGGTGTCGCACCGTCGTGGCTGCACGAGGTCATCCGCGCCGACCTGGCAAACCAACAGGGCACGGACACCAAGGCAGTCACCGACACGCAGATCAACAGCTGGCTGGCGGCCCGCAACATCGCCCTCCAGTTCGTCGGTGACTGGCAGACCCGCGGCGCCGGCCTGCCGGGAAACCTGCAGACAGTCGTCTACCCCGGCACCGTCAACGTCCTGCTCTACCCGGCAGGCACCTGGTTCCGGTCCCTGTCGAACGTGATCGAGCTGGGCGTGATGTACCCGAAGGCACAGCTCCAGGTGAACCGGTACACGCGGTTCTTCACCGAGGACGCGATCGCCGTCGGTAAGCGCTGCAACCAGTCGCTGAACGTGACCATCCCGATCTGCCCGTCCGGGGCTATCGGGGCACGTCAGACGGTGGCGTGCAATACCCCGGAAGTCACGCCCTAATCGGACTACCCCGGGACGTCCCCTCGGGGCGTCCGGGGTTGTGACTCGGAACGGGTGCGGCACGTGAGGCCGTCCCGCACCCGTTCCGGGAACCACCCGAACCTCACCAGGAGCCAGCTGTGACTGCACCGACCACCCTTCTCCCCGTCGACTACGACGCGCCTCCGGTCAACCCCATCGGGGTCGGGCTGTTCTCGGCGGCGAACCTGATCGACTCCACGGGCCCGTCCCGGATCCTGCACGGGGTCGAAATCCGGCCGCGCAACTGCGCGACCGGCTGGGGCACCTGGGACGCCGATCCCTGCAAGGACCCCGAGCCCGGCAAGCTCAAGTCCGGTGACCGCCCCGTCGCTGGCGACCCGTTCGACGCCCTGGTCGTGTGGGGTTACGACGAGTGCGGCCCGCTGGAGGACTTCTCCGAGTACGAGGCTCGCGCACTACAGAACGCCCGGCTGCACGAGCAGGCCCTCGCCGAGGCGCACTTCGGGGCGCGACTCGACGCCGACACCACCACCCCAACCGCCGTCGCCGACCTGGTGGCCGCGGTGGCCGAGCTGGAGACCGAACTCGCCGCCTCCGCCGGGTTCTACGGCACGATCCACGCCTCGACCCGCTTCGCCGCGTACGCCGCGCAGGCCAACCTGATCATCCGATCCTCTGGATCTCCGGTCCTGCGAAGCCCGCTCGGACACACGTGGGCGTTCGGCGGGGGATACGACGACACCCTCGGCACCAAGATCGTCGCGACCGGGCCGGTGACCATCTGGCGTGACGCGTACACCACCCGTTCCATGCTCGACGAGCGGCACAACCTCAAGGCTGCCATCGCCGAGCGCGCCGTCGTCGTCGGCTATGAGTGCCTGGTCGCCTCGGTCGACGTCACCCCGACCCCGTAGAAGGGACTGTCATGCCTGCCGGAGTGGAAGTCATCGTCGAGGACGGCTTCGCGACCGTCACCCCCGAACCCGCCGAGCGCGGCCGGGTGCTGACCGCGCTGCTCGCCGCCGTCGATGAGCCCTCACAGATCCGCACCGACACGTCCGGGCGGCGCCGCGCGTATGTCGTGTTGGAGCAGGACGCTCGCAAGGCGGGTCTGCTCGATCAGCGGAAGCCTGCCGTGAAGAAGACGGCGGCGAAGAAAGCGGCGCCAAGAAAGGCCACGGAGAGGCCTGACGACGTGGGGGAGGCGGACACGGACACGGAGGCGGGTACGGCGCTGACCGACACGCCGAACCCGCCTTCTACTCCGGCACAGCAGTAGTCCAGGCAGTAGCCGATGTTCGGGATCACCGCACAACACCTGTCCCAGCCGACCACGATCCTCGGCCTGCTGATCGTGCTGATCATCATCGGCGGCCTCGTCCCGAGGTGGCTCTACACCTCCGTTCTGAAAATCAAGGACGACGTCATACGGGATCTGCGCGAAACCAATCGCGAGCAGGCCCGGCATATCGACCGGCTCATCACCGGCACATCCACAGGTGTGCGCGTGGCGGAGTCGATCCACGAAACCGTGCTCGAGGCAGACACAACTCAGGCGGGTGACAGGTGATGTGGGGGTGGGCGGGACGGGTCAAGCAAGCCAGGATCGAACGCGCCGAAGCGGCCCGGGAACTGGAAGAGACACGCCGTCACGGCAGGGAAGTGGTCGATCCTCTCGTCGACCGAGCCGAGGCAGTCATCCGGCGCAACCACTTCGGCGAGGCAATCGAGAACGCCATGGGCAAAAGGAGACATGCATGATCAACGCGGCACTCGCTGTCGCTGCCGCACTCGGTGGGCTCGTCATCCTGATCTTCCCTGCGGAGACAGAGGCGAAGATCTTGGTCTTCACCATGACCGTCTTGGCGTGGACGTTCGTCGTCACGTACGCACGGCGCTCACCGTGGCGATCAACGCAGGCCGGCCGGTCCGTGATGGCGACGACCGTGTCGATCGCGTTGATCGGGACGCAGCTCGCGTCCGTGTGGTGGTTCGGCGACTACCCGGGGCGGTCCGAGGTCCGCTCGATGGTGATCCTCGCGCTGGTGCTGACCTTGTTGCACCGGCTGCTGGTGCTGCGACGCATTCAGCACGCTGACGCAGACGACGGACCGGATTCCACCGCCCTCTGACGTGCACGCCTCGTCGCTACTGTGTCGACCGACGGCCTCACCGTTTCTGTCCCACGTACCTGAAGGAGCCCGTCGTGGCAGTGTTTCCGGTCGTCAAAGGCACACGCCTGAGGGCGACGAAGGTCAACTCGTGTGGTCTCCCGGTGTCCGGCAACGCGAACTATGCGGTGACGGAAGGCTGGGTGTCCCTCGCAATCTCTCCCGTGATGCAGGAGGCGGAGGAGCTGGAACAGCGCAACGCGGAAGGCCGTGTCTGCGTCGCCGAGCGCACCCCGCCCGAGCGGAAGTACTACAACCTCACGCTGACGCTGTGCCAGGTGAACACGTGCCTGATCTCGCTGTTCAACGGCTGGGAGCAGGAACTCGACTGGGACGGCAACGCCGTCGGTCTGCGTGACCAGCGCAAGGTCGAGTCCGACTACGGTGTGGCCCTCGAAGTCTGGGCCGGTGGCAAGGCCGGGAACGACTGCCCGACCCCCGAGGACGACTCGATCTTCTCCGGTGCCGGCACCGGCAAGTCCTACGGTTACTTCCTCACGTTCGGTACCGAGTTCACCCTCGGTGACATCGAGATCGCGGCGTCGGTCGCGAACTTCACGCTCACCGGCATCACGTTCGCCGGTCCGCAGTGGGGTCGTGGCCCGTGGAACGTGGTCGCCATCGATGCGGCGAACACGCCCGGTCGTTTGCTCGCCCCGGTCACCGATGAGCAGCATCTGGTCATCCAGCGCACGCCGATCGCGCCGCCGGAGCCGACGCCGGGTGAGGAATGCTGCCCGCTGGACATCGCGGGTGTGTTCGAGGCTCCGGACTACTACTTCGGTGGTCCGGCCTCCGAGCCCGCGGCGGACGTTGCTCCTCCGCAGGCTGCGTGCGTGCTCACCCCTTAGGTCCCTTGCTGCCGGGTGGGTCGTTCCTGCCCGGCAGCGGGGTCATCCCCTGATGTAGGCCCTCCGGGGAGGGTCATGCAGGGCTGCGAGGAGGACATCGTGAGTGGGAGCTGCCATGCCATTCGATGAGCGAACTGATTGGGTGGACACCCTCGTCGCCGCAGCTTCCGGGTTCGACCCCGGTATATGCGGCGGATATTCTGCGTTGGGAGCGGGGCATTGCGGAGGCTCACGAAGAGCTCGACGGTCGCCTGTCCCGATGTGAACCTGAATGCCACCACTGTGCCTGCTGGTCGCGCCTCATCTCGCCTTGCAGCTGAGTCGTGAAGGTCGCACGACCGTCGCACTTGCGCTAGTCGAAGACGTGGCCCCGGGTCCGGTGCACCCGTCGCACCGGCAGACGATCTGCCCAACGACGTTGCCCCGGAAGCTCCACCCTTGTTCGCGACCACCAACCGCCGCACCCGAGCATTGCAACTCGTCGCAGACGGCTGGTCTCAGCGAGCCGCAGCGAAAGAAGTGGGTGTGTCGGATACAACCGTGCGACGCTGGCTGAGGCAACGCGCAGAAGTCACTGGCCCATTCAATGACTCGGTGCAGCTCCTGACAGGCAGTCTTGGTTAAGGGTTTGTAATATGCACGTCATGACACCGGTATGGGCCTCCCCGCTCCCGAGCGAAGTCAACGCGTGGAACCCACTAGAACTGTCGGTGGAGACCTCCACGGCTATCTCCGCGTGGGCGATGACAGTCACGGCACTAATCGCGCTTATCGCAGGCATAGTCGCGCTCAGTCAACTTTGCGAAGCGCGAAAGGCGCGCAAGTTGACACAACGGTTGGCATATGAAGAAGCGCGGCCATACGTTGCGGTCTACATGGAACCAAGCAAGGCAAGCCAACAAATAGTCGACTTGGTGATCAAGAACTTAGGGAAGACTGCGGCCGAACACGTCGCGGTGAGAATTACACCACTCCCGATGGAAAGCGCGCCGAGTAAGGGAGGGAGTCCTTCGCCAGTAGTGTTCCCTAAGAAGATTCCGTACCTCGTTCCTGGGCAGGAGTGGAGAATTTTCTGGGACAACGGCATAACCCGGCACAATTCCGGCCTACCCGAGGGTCATGTCGCGATAGTCACGTACACGAGCAAAGAGAAGAAATTCCATAGTGAGTCGTTCTGCCTCGACTGGAGCATTTATAACAGTCGCAAGTGGACAAATGTTCTATCCATCCATGATATAGCCAAGCGCCTCCTTGAAATCAGCAACACCCTAAAAAATTTCAACCTACTGAGTGGTCGAGCATTGCGAGTTCATACGTGGGATGGCGCTAACGAACAGTCGCGCACACTTGCAGAGCATGTAGAAGAGCGGAAATCCATGAACAGACTCCTCCACAAACTGGGAATAAAGAATATCCCTAAGAACGATGACGATCACTAATTTGATTCAGGGCGCATCATCTCTCCGAGTACGACCCCAACGAGTAAAATAGGTCTCACCTAAAGCCAGGGGCACACATGTCGATCACCTACGGCGATGCAGACGGAATGTATGTCCTGCACCCAGCGCAGTACATCCTTGAAGCCCTTCGCGTCTAGCGCACTAACGTCACGATTGACGTTGATACCATATCATCGGAGCCACCTGCTCAGCGGGTTCATGTTGCCCAGCGAACCTACACTATTGATCGAGCGAGTAAAAAAATGGCTTGGCCTAGTGGCCACGTTGATTGCTGTTTCACCACGCATCAACCAACCACCAGAGCCATAAGCTTCGGCGCAAGCCTACGCAGCCGCTCCGGTTCATCCCGAACGATCCTCTCAGCGAAGTCATTAACCTTCGGCAGATCCTCCCCGCCGGCCAACCGCAGGGACATTCGGAACCCGGTCATCCGAGTCGTGTCCGAGCCTAGTTGACACACAGCCGTCGTTTTGGGTCTCTACCGACCAACGTCCTGCGGTGAGCGCTGGTTACCGTTTAGCTGCGAACGACCGATAGCCACCGCACGAACACTCCACAACTAAGCTGCATATCCGGCACCGCCGCTACTCGCATGTCTAGTAGTAAGGGTATTAGGCTTCGCTCCGCCACAGCGCTGGCGCGTTACGTGGGCCTTTCCGTGCTCTACCATCTTTGGAATGCCATGGTTCCAAGTACTCCAGGTCGTGACCGTAACAATCGTCGCAGTCGTGGGGTTGCCAGCGGCACTGCATCAGAACTACTCACCCAGGCTGCGGTTAGAGCATCAGATAAAACGCCTCATTGACATCTTGGATAAAACCCCAGAGGGAACGCCGGGGCGTGAACAAATGCAGAATGACCTTAAAGTATCCACATTCAAGCTTGCGTTCCTAATTCAGTACCCGAAGACCTTCCGCGACAGAGTTCCGACAATCTTGGTTCTTATCCAGTTCCTCACCATAGCAATTCAATTAATTTGGTTGACGCACAATGATTTCGGACCGGTTTCTGTCGCCCTGTACTGCGTGCAATACGGCATCTTGATTCCGCTCTACATGTCCATTAGAAACTCTACCGAAGCAGAAATATTAATCCGTCGACTGTTCGTCACACTCAATGCGCCTACTAGGCTCGCTTACCCTCGTCCTCCAGTTTTCCGGAGACAGCAGCAGGTCGGCATAGGTGATGTTCTTGAGTTTGCAGCCTACGCGCGGGACCGCACGGCGGACCTAGAGGGACGTTCAATGACAAGTATTGAGGCAATCAATGCAGGAATTTTTGAGGCAACAAACCGGCTATCAGAGCTGAACCGCAAACTCCGAGCAATGAGAATTCAGACAATGCGCCTCAAGTGGATGATTTTCTGGAGGAGAATAGCGGGTAGCGTTTTGATGGGCGTCGCGACCATCATGTATTATTTAGTCATTATTCGTCATCCATCTAAGGCGAAGCAGATAAGGGGTGCTCACCGGGAATTTAAGGCAGCCCAGAATTCGGCACGTAAGGAGATTGATCGGAAATACCATCTCGCGAATAGGTGACGGAATGCCTAAGTGGTCTACTGGGCAGGGTACCATAAGCCCGACGGCGGTCAAACGTGTTGATATTGACCGAATCACGAAAAGAGCATTCCTTAACTTTGCGTAAGCGATGTCGACAAGGGATTTTGAAAGAAGGGGAACGTCGGGCATTTATTCCGCCCAGTTTTAGCAGTAAAATCCAGAGAAGCGAACGGTTCTGGGACAGTTGCGGGCGCTAACTATGCCGGAAGGCGCGCAGTCATCCACTAGCGTCTTTCCCCCACCACCCCATGTACAACCGGAGTTGCCATGGCGTCTAGTTCCCTCCGCATCTCTCTAGTCACCCACGGCGCGAATATCCCGGCGTGCGCGGGCTTCAGCAGTCGGCTCACCCGTTGAGTCCAGCAACCGCAATTCCAACTTCGGGGTCTCTGGCGGTTCTTTCACAAGCAGAGAGTCGCTTGAGCATTTCAGCAACCCTCGATCTCTCGTGTACACCACCCCGCAGGACCATTCGATTGCGGTCGCAAGGACTGTCGCATCCGGTCCTCTGAGGTTGTATACGGTCGCAAGGTTCGACGCTCGCCGGGCAAGTCTCTCCGACAGCTCAGCAACAAGGAACCGGCTGCCGGTGATCCACTCGTGGGCGAGTGCCACCCTTGCAGCCCTTGCTTCCTTGCCGCCGTCGTCGCCGCGTATCGCAGGGCATCCTGCGATCTCAGGGACGACAATGGCCGGCAGAACGACAAGGTGTCGCTGCTCATGCCCTTCCAGCAGAGATCGAGCGCGGGCGGACGCATCAGCATCTATGCCAATTAGAAAATCGAGGACAACACAGGTGTCCACCACGACTCGGGGTAGGCTATTGGTCACGCTGATGCCTCACCCAATCCGCAGGATCCATACCAGCTGTCCAGTCCCTTCCAAGAATTCCGGCGACCTCATCTAGCGTCGCTTGAGGATGTGGCCCCGCAATGGCCTCCATCCCTTCCAGTTTGAGCCGAATGATCCTGTCGCTCTTATCTCGGTGTAGTTCGCCCCAAGCCTCAACCTCATGGTCAAGCAGCGACTTTAGAGTCTGTGCCATGTGCGCGGGAAACCGGATCTCTATCGCCCGACCAGTCCGGTAGTCCCTCAACGCAGCAGTGCGGCGCGAAGAATCGTTTGTATACCGATACAAAGTCCCGCGAACCGATCCGAGCGAAGCCGATCCGGCGCCACTCCCCTCGAGCATGAGGGTTGACTCCGCGAGTCCAACGAGCTCTCTATCAATTCGCTCGATCGAGTTGCCAACCGCGATCAAAATATCTTCTACGCCCCGCCTGTATTGCGCATGCTGGAGCTCAACCAACCCATCTAGAGTGTCAAGGTTCCAGCCGGTAGGAAGCACTGCCCCCCGACGAAGAGCTCCAAGCCCCTCCGTCAGCAACTCTGCGCGGCGATCATCGGTACGAACGCCAAGGTGTGCGCTACCGATCCGCAGGTCAGACAGGACAAGTACGGCCTCGCTCTCTCCAGCAAGACTTCTGACAATTTTGTCCAGAGCTTGGATCGCGTCTGCAAGAGCCAACGGGTCTATCGTGCCGTCAGTACCCTCCAAACTGACCGTGATCTGCTGATTGGTCATCGCACACCTCCTTTCGTCACTCATCATGCTCCAAATGCTGGAGACGAACCAAGGTCAATCTTGCTTGGCCTGCCTGTGAGCTACAGACACAGGCATCCACAGCTCCGCCTGACCCGTTAACCAGAGACTGGAGCACCGGGCGCAGGATCCGCGCACTTCAGATCATCACTGAGGTTGCTGTCCAACTCCAGACTCGAGCAACACCTGAGCCTGGGCAAGGTCTTCCTCGCGCTTCTTTTCCGCATCCTCCAATAGGTACTCGTATGGAGAAACGACTAAGCACTCGTCTTTGCCTCCGGGGCACGCAGCCAGTTCGTCCAAATACCTCTCATAGGCTCGCACCCTCAAAGGATCGATAGCCACCCCTAGGTTCTCAAGAACCTTCCTGCCGCCTTCGGTCGCGACTCCGCTCCTGTATAGCTTCAGCCCGTAGCCCTCGCGGAGCTTCTTGATCGCCTGCCGGACAAGCCATGACGCTACGCCCGCCGACGTGCAGTTGCGATCTGTGCAGAGCATCCTGACCTGCGCACACTCCGGGAAGGACTCTCCCCGGCTTACGCACTCACCCCGCAACGTTACGGTGAGCAGGCCGATGGCCTTCCTCTCTCTCTCCGCTACCCATGCCCAACAGTCCGGGATGAGTTCATGAGAACCCCGATCGAAGTACCGGACGTTGAAATCTCTCTTCATAACAGCGGAGAGTATTCGAACCTCGGACCGCACGATCCGAGATGTATCACAATCACATCTCAGGCATAACAGACACTACCGGCCGTATGACACGGCCATTGATACGGCTCAATACGAAGAGCGCCCCGCCTCGGATCTCCTTCCGGGGCGGGGCGCTTTCGTCGTTTCATCGGCGGGCTCAGGCGGTACTGCGGACGGAGCGCGGGCGCGAGCAGCCCCATCAGGTACTTTGCGTCGGTGACCGGATTCGAACTTGTCGCCCAGTTGATCGACACGCTGATATGGCCCCTCGTCGTCGTCGGCGTACTAATCGTGGGTCGAGAGCACGTGAGGAGCTTTTCGCGCGCGCTTCAAGCACGCGTGCGTGATCTGACAAGTGCACGAATCGGAGGACAAGAGTTCAACTTCGGTGAACGCGCGGCCGATGCTGTGGAGGAGGTGCGCGATCTATCACCCCAGCTCGAACCGGCGCGAACGGAAGATGCGGATCGAGTAGACCCGCGCGATAGCGTCCGTCCGTATGCAGGAGTCGGATCCGAAGCGATCGACGGGCTGCTGCAGATCGATCCGCGCGCTGCGGTATTCATCGGGTGGATCGACGTAGAACTCAAGCTACGTGACCTGTTCGCCTCTACCAGCTCGGATCCGCGCAGACGGAACGTCCCCGTCATCAGGATGGCTCACCAACTGGCGCGTGACGGAGTGCTCGATGAACCTGTCGCCAGTCTTGTACAGGACCTCGTGTCGATGCGAAACGGTGTCGTTCACGGTGCGGATGTGACGTCCGACGCGGCACGTGACTTCGTTGATGCCGCAGACGCGGTTGCCCATTGGATTGAGCTCGCGCAAGCGCGCCGTCTTAGCAGTTCGTCGAATTCCGAAAACGCCGCCTAGACCTTCACGACCTATCGGTGGATCTCGGCCGCGTCGTGTGCCTGACGGGCAATTGCCAGTAACTCTGCTGCCGGCACACCCAGTGCAATCCCGATGCACACCAAGTGCTCGGCCTTGACTGACCGCTGACTGTTCTCGACACGGCTGACGGTCGCCTTCGTTAGCCTGACTGCAGCGCCGAGTTCCTCATGGGACATGCGTCGTCGAGCTCGGGCAGCTCGGATCTCTGCTCCCAGGAACTGATCGATCTGCTCGAAGGTCATGAGACTGGAGCGTAACGACCGCTGCTGTTGATCGAGCTCGTGCGACACTGTGCGGCATGAGCGATACGAAGCGGGCGGCGGTGCTTGAGCTGTTCTCCCACCCTCGGTACCGACACGCGGAGTGGGATGCTCTCGACCGGATGGCGCACGGGGCGGAAGTCGTTGCCGCCTACCTCGCCCCGGACGTCGACGCGCCCCGATAACGTCCTGGCGCACAAGATCACTTCCGCGTACGCTCGCGGTCACCTCGATCAGAAACGAGGACGGCCCCGCCCGGTGCTGCGAACACGCTGCCGATCCCGATCGCGCGGGCGATGGACCGCGCCGCCGAGGGTCGCACCTCCGGTGCGTTGCTGCTGCGCCGCGACGGCACCCGCATGACCCGCCGCTCCGCCGACCGCGTCGTCAAACGGCTCGCGCGGAAGGCCGGCATCACCCGCACGGTGCACTGTCACCTGCTTCGTCACGAGTATGTGACCGCCGCTTTGGATGCGGGGATCCCGTTGCCGGACGTGCAGATCATGGCCCGGCACTCCGACCCGCGCAGGGCGTCACGGTACGACCGGGCCCGGCACAACCTCGATCGGCACGGGAACGACGTGCTCGCCGCATACCTCGGCGGAGCTGCGTAACCGTACCTGCACAGCAAAGCGCCCTACCTTGCCATGAGGTGGGTCGCTTTCCTGATACGTGCGCGGCACTCGCTACTGCCCGGCGCACTCCTGAGTCCACCCCGTGGTGCCGTCGGTGAACTGCGTCGTCCCTGTCTGGTACATCGGTCCCGTCATGCAGTAGTCGATGACCTTCCCGACGAGCGGCTGCGGATCACCGTTCGGTGCCCCGGTGTAGCCCACCGGGGGAGCAGCCGCCGGCTGGGATTGCGGCACTGCTGGCTGCGCTTGCTCCAGAGTCGGGGTCGGTTCCACGGCTGGAACCTGCTCGGTGGCCGGCACCGCGGTCGTGGTCGGGGTCGCGGTTTCCGGCAGGACCCACTCGACGCGGATGTCCTGGCCGCCCTGGGTGGTGTGGTAGCCGATCACCTCCGCCGCATTCGGGACGTCGAGGGTGACGCGTCCGTCCGCGCCAGAGTTCGGAGGCAGATCGATGAACGCACTACTCCCGGGCCCGGAGCACGGCTCCGCGTCGGAGGTATTGATGTTCTTGGTGATCTTCCCGTCGGCGTCGACGTAGTAGAAGTCAGACGACCACAGCCACTGGGTGATCGAAGATGGTCCGATCTGGATTGTCGCGGAGAAACCCTGCTTGGTGATCGAATCGGAGTTGGTGTTGGCGTCGCAGCCGTCGGTGGACAGTGAGGTGTCCGAGATCTCGAGGACCGTCGTCCCGTTTTGGACCACCTTGGCGGTCTCGCCGAGCTGGACTTCGACGGCGCCGCGGGAGTTCAGTCCGGCGCCGGAGTCAGCCTCTGTGGTCTCCGTGATGTCTGTGGGTTCCGGCTGGTCGGTGGTGTCGGAGTTGCCGCACGCGGCGAGTAGGAGGAGGGCGGGCGCGAGCGCGGCAGTGCGAAGTTTCATGTCCGAATCATCCCTTATCGTTGCGACGTCCGTTACGTCGCGCTCAGGCTTCACCCCCTCGCGCCGGGGGACTATTAACTGCACGCCAGGTCTCTACCGTGACGACCATGTCCTGCGCCTGGCCGATCGACCGGTCCTGCCTCCCTGAGGCAGCGACCCCGGAGGAGCGTGTGAAGCAACGGCACGCCGAGGACCTGGCCGTGTCGGTGCTCTGGGCGTTGTCCGGGCGGCAGTTCGGTCAGTGCCCGGTGATCGCGCGCCCGTGCCCGCAGGCGTGCTCGACGTCCAGTGGGACGTACGGACCCGGCTGGTTCCCAGTATTCGCCGACGGTCAGTGGCGCAATCTGACCTGCGGATGCCCCGGTTCCTGCACAGCGTCCGGCCCGAACGTCATCCACCTACCCGGGCCGGTCGGCGAGGTCCTCACGGTCACGGTCGCCGGGGTCACACTCGACGAGGGGGCATGGCATCTCGAAGGGGACCGGCTCTACCGCGTTGACGGCGCGGACTGGCCGCGTCAGGACATGAACAGTCCATCCGGCAGTGACGGCACGTGGACCGTCACCTACACCCGCGGCGTCCCGGTCCCCGACGGTGTCGGGACCCTTGTCGGCATTCTCACCAAGGAGTTCCTGGACGCCTGCGGTGGCGGAAAGTGTCGTCTGCCGCGTCGGGTACAGTCCGTGTCCCGGCAGGGTGTCTCCTACCAGATGGTCGACCCCACCGACATCTACCGCTCCGGGAAGACCGGGCTCGCCGAGATAGACATCTGGTTGGCCGCGGTCAACCCGACAGCGCTACAGCAGAGGCCGGTGGTCCGATGAGCGACGTCGACTGCATCCTCAACGAGCTGATCTCCGCACTGCGGGAAGCCTTCGCGCCGGACTCGCAGATGCCTCCGCTCGGCGGTGGCACCACCGACGTCCGGTTGTTCGCCGGGGACGCGACCCCGCTGGCGGCGTGGGACGCACACCGCGAAGGGGAGGGCTGCGACCACCCGTTCCTGTGGGTGCGGCTGGTCCGCCGGTACCGGACGCAGCAGTTCCCGGCCCCGTACGTCGGGCCGGCCCCGTGCGGCATGCCGACGGCGGTCGCCATCGAAGTCGGGGTCGGGCGGTGCGCGGTCGTCGACGCCGAACCATCCTGGGAGGAATACGCCAACGAGGCGGAGATCAGCATCGACGACTCGTGGCGGATCGACCTGGCGCTGTGCCGGGCGATGGGCAAGATCGAGCGCGCCGAGTGCGGGCTGTCCACGGCGATCGACGCTGTGGTCCCTTACGGCCCTGAGGGTGGCGTCATCGCCTGGATCGGGACCGGATACGTCCAACTGACCGGAGGATTCTGATATGGCACAGCGCATCACTGTCGAGGGCACGATCACCCCGTCGGTCCTGCTGTCGACCGGGGAACAGATGACGGTGACCCGAAGCCCGTTCATCGACAAGCTGATCTCCAAGGGGTTCATCCACGTGGTCGCCGACGATGCTCCTACTCCGGCACAGCCGGCCGTCGAGGATCAACCCGTCGTCGTAGTCCCGGCACGCAACGCCAAGCGCGAGGTGTGGGCAGCATTCCTGACCAACCTGAAGATCGAGTTCTCCGACGAGGACGGACGCGACGAACTGATCAACCTCTACGAGGACAGCGAGAACTACGTCCCAGACGACGATCGTGGCTGACGCAGGCTACGAGCTCCAGGTCGACCAGGGGCGGCTGGGTCAGCAAGTCCAGCCGATCCTTGCGCGCAAGGCCGCGTCATTGACCCGACGGATCGCCGCACAGGCGAAAATGAATGTTCCGGTCCGGACCGGCAACCTGGGGCGGTCGATCCAGGAGGACCCGATCGTGTTCTCCGGTCCGTTCCGGGTCACCTCGGGCGTGACCGCGACGGCCAGCTATGCCGCCGCGGTGCACGAGGGCACCCGCCCGCACGTGATTCGGGCGCGCAACGCCCGGGCGCTGGCATTCCCCGGCGACGGCGGGCGCACCGTGTTCCGGCGGTCGGTCAACCACCCCGGCACCCGGCCCCGTCCGTTCCTGCGCAACGCCGCAGAGCAGGTGATCCGGGACGAGCAGCTCGGCTGAGCCGCTGCACTGCCGGTGGCTAGCCTGACCCGCGTCGCACCACCCCGATCGAAGGACGGCCTCGAATGACCAGCTTCAACGACGACCCCGCGAAGATCGCCCGCGACGAGGCGGACCTCGCCGAACGCAAGCGGCGCCTCGGCCTGGAGAAGACCGACGGCCCCGAGGTGATCGAGATCGACGAGTCCGGCGAGGTGAAGGCGGAGACCGCCGTCGCTACGGTCGACGAGCCGGAGCCGTGGCCGCACGAGATCCTGTCCGACTTCTACGGAGAGGACTGGGAGGTCCGCAAGCCGAGCGAGCAGGCGCTCGCCGGATTCGCGCTGGCCTCGGGCAAGTACGTTCCGCAGAAGCTCCAGAACGACCTCGTCGGGCTGTTCATCAAGAACCACATGTCCGAGGAGTCGCACGAGCGGATGTACGAGCGGCTGATGAACCCGGACGACCCGGACTTCACCCCGGCCACGCTCGGCGAGATGATGAAGGAGATCGCCACGTTGGGTCGCTCCACGGCTAGTGTCGAGTCGTGAGCGCAGACGAAGACATGCTGGCCCAGGCAGTCCGGGACATCGTCTCGGACGCTTCGGCGTCACTGGCCGGCGCGGTATCGGCCGGAGCCCGGCTCGGCGCGATGCTCGCCGGCGTGCACCGCGGTCTCGTGCAGGGCGGCGCCTCCGCGCACGTGGCCCTGGAGGTCACGAAGTCAGTGGCAGAGGCGGCATTCCGCAAGTCCTGAGCCTGCACCACTGCTCTCTAGCCTGGCGGCGTGACCTCCCCCAGCGGCTCCATCGGTATTGGCGTTTCGATCGACGCCGACGACTTGACGTCCGAGATCACTCGGGCCGTGCAGTCGGCGATGTCCGACGTGCTGCGCTCGGTGCGCACTGGGATGGGGCAGGTCGAGGGCGCGCTCGGCGGTATCGACACCTCCGGCTTCGCTGACATCGCCCGGGCAGCGCGGGAAGCTGCCGAGCAGGCCGACCGGGCGGCGCGTGACACCGCCTCCTCTGTGAGCCGGACCAGCCAACAGATCGAGCAGTCCACCACCTCGGCGGCGCGCAGCGCGAACACCGCTCTGTCCCGCATCGACGCCTCGTCGCTGTCGCGGATCGCCTCCGGCGCCGACGACGCGATGGACCACCTGCGCCAGCTCGACCGGTGGCAGCTCCAGGCGCTCACCGCCGAGGTCAACCGCGCCGGACAGAACCTCGGGCAGGAGATCGGGGCCGGGGCCTCGCACGCCGAGCGGTCCCTGGGCCGGCTCGACGCCGCCGGTCTGGAGAACCTGCTCCGCTCGATCAACGACGTCACCCGTGAGATGAACGGCGCCACCGACGAGACTGAGCAGCTCTCGAGCCGGTTCGAGGGGCTGGGTTCCCGAGGCGACGGCTTGGTGAAGAACCTGGCCGGGGTCGCCGCCGGGGTGGCTGGGGTCGGGGCGGCGATGGACACCGTTGGCGCCGCGATCGAGCAGGCCGACCTCAACAACAAGCTCGCCGCGCAGCTCAATCTGGACCCCGCCGAGTCGGAGAAGGCGGGCCGGATCGCCGGGATGCTGTACGCCGGCGCGTACGGCGAGTCGATGGAGCAGGTCAACGACGCTGTCGGCGCGGTGGTCTCGTCGCTGGGCAACCTGACCGACACCTCCGAGGGTGAAATCCAATCCCTCACAACGAAGGCGCTGGACCTGTCGGCGGCGTTCGGGGTGGACGTCGCGCAGTCCGCGCAGACGGCGAACAACCTGATCCGCAACGGGTTGGCGAAGGACGGCGCCGAGGCGTTCGACCTGATCACCGCCTCGATGCAGACCGTCCCGGCGCAGATGCGCGACGAGATCTTCCCGGTGATGGACGAGTACTCGACGTACTTCCAGTCGATCGGGTTGTCCGGAACCGAGGCGATGGGCCTGATCACCAACGCCGCACAGGGCGGCGCGATCGGCATGGACAAGGCCGGGGACGCGATCAAGGAATTCGGCATCCGGGCCACCGACATCGGCGACAAGGGCGCGGTCGAGGCGATGGAATCGATGGGGCTCAACGCGACCGACATGGCGAACGCCCTGCTCGCGGGCGGCGACACTGCGCGGGACGCGTTCCAGCAGATCGTCACCGGACTGCAGGGCATCACCGACCCGGCCGAGCAGGCGTCGGCGGCGGTGGCCCTGTTCGGCACCCCGCTCGAAGACCTCGACAAGGCGAAGATCCCTGGATTCCTGGCAGGGCTGTCCAACGCCGACTCCGCGCTGGGCGATGTCACCGGGCGTGCGGAGGCGATGGGTGAGACGCTCAACTCGGGCCCGGGCGTGGCGCTGGAGACGTTCAAGCGCACCCTCCAGCAGAGCCTCGTCGACGGGCTCGGGTCGACGGTGCAGTACTTCCAGGAGAACGAGGGCGTCGCGAAGGCGCTCGCCGTGGCGCTCGGGGCGCTGGCGACCGCCTACGTCGGGATGCGGGTGGCCTCTGCTGCCTCGGCGATCGCCCTGGGCGTCCACACCGCCGCGACCGGCGGCAACACCGCTGCGCTGGCGGCGAACCGGCTGGCGATGGGCGCCGCCGCGGTCGCCTCCGGGGTGATGCGGGTCGGGCAGCTCGCGGGGGCGGCGGCGACCGGGGTCGCCACCGCCGCGCAGTGGGCGTTCAACGCCGCCCTGTCGGCCAACCCGATCACCCTCATCGTCATCGCGATCGCCGGGCTGGTCGCGGGCCTGGTCGCGTTCTTCACCAAGACCGAACTCGGGCGCGAGCTGTGGTCCTCGTTCATCGAGTTCCTGGCCTCGTCGTGGGAGACGGTCAAGGGAGCCTTCCAGGCGGCGTGGGAGTTCATCTCGCCGATCCTGTCGGGCATCTGGGACTTCGTCTCGAACGTCCTGGTCGGCGCGTTCAACACGCTGGTCTCCGTGGTCACCACCGTGTTCGACGCGATCGGCGCAGTGATCAGTTACGTGTGGAACTCGGTGGTCATGCCGGTGTTCAACGTCTGGCAGACGGTGATCATGGGGATCATCGTGCCGATCCTGATGTTCCTGTGGAACTCGGTCGTCGTGCCGGTGTTCCAGGGCATCGGCAACATCATCAAGACCGTGTGGGACACCGTCATCTCGGTGGTGTTCGCCGCGATCAAGGTCGGTATCGATGCGCTCGGTGCCGCCGCGAACTGGCTGTGGAACACCGTCTTCGTCCCGGTGTGGAACGGTATCGGCGCGGCGATCAGCTTCGTGTGGAACACGATCATCCTGCCGGTGTTCGACGCGATCAGGGCCGGCATGGATGGCGTCGGGGCGGCGGCGTCCTGGCTGTGGAACAACGTCATCACCCCGGTGTGGAACGGCATCGGCGACACGATCCGCTGGGTGATCGACAACGTGATCACCCCCGCGTGGGAGGGCATGAAGTCCGGTCTCCAGGCGGTCGGGGACTTCTTCTCCACGGTGGTCACCGGCATCGGCAACGTGTGGAACGGGCTGCGCAACCTCCTCGCCAAGCCGATCAACTTCCTGATCGGGACGGTCTACAACGAGGGTATCCGCAAGGCGTGGAACAAGATCGGTGAATTCATCCCCGGACTGGTCACCGCCCCGGAGCTGCCCACCATCCCCGAGTACCGCACCGGCGGCGCGCTGCGCGGTCCGGGCACCGGCACGTCCGACGACATCCTCATGTGGGGCTCGAACGGCGAGCACATGGTCACCGCAGCCGAGGTACTGGCTGCAGGCGGGCACGGGGTGCTCTACGCGATCCGCGACATGATCGCCCGCGGCATCCCGTTCTCCTGGGACAACGGGCGGGTCATCTCCACTATCGGCGAGGGCAACCTCTCGCGGTACGGCACGGCGGTGCAACGCAAGGGCCTGGGCAACGTCGACCCGGAGGGGTTGTTCAACCCACTGCTCGCCCCGAAGTACAAGGACGGCGGCGCGATCGAGCTCGAGCCGTGGATGCTCCAGCTCGCCAAAGGACACCGGTTCGCGCAGGCGCAGCACGGCAAGCCGTACCAGTGGGCCGGCCCGACCGGTCCGGGCAGCTCGTTCGACTGCTCTGGGTTCATGGGCTCGATCGCCGCGGAGATCCTGGGCGGCGACCCGTGGCGCCGGTACTGGGCCACCGCCTCGTTCGCCGGATACCCGACGGTCGGCCCGCAGGGCTTCACCAAGGGACTCGGCGCAGGATTCACCATCGGCGTGACCGACGACCCGGGCGGGCCGGGCGGTGGACACACCGCCGGGGTGCTCGGCGAGGTGCCGGGCATGTTCGGGGTGGCCCGGGTCGAGTCGGGCGGCGCGATCGGCGACGTGCACTACGGTGCCGGTCCCGATGTCCGGTCGTTCGCCGGGGTGTACACGTTGCCCATCGGCGCCAACGGGTTCTTCCAGCCCGGTGAGGGGCTGTCGGTCGGCCCTACCCCGGAGGAGCAGCGGTCGTTCCTTGGCGAGAAGGTGCACGACGTCCTCACCGCGATCACCGACCCGATCAAGGGCGCGATCGTCGGCGCAGTCGGCTCGCCGCCGCCGCACTGGCGCTCGGTCCCGCCGAAGTACCTCGATGCCGGGGCGGACGCTGTCGCCGACGGCACCGACGCGGTGATCGACGGGCTCGGCGACATGCTGTCGCCGGCGTGGACGGCGGCGAAGGGGCTCGGCTCCTCGCTGCTCGACACCCTCAACCCGTTCGACTCCGGCGGTCTGGCGTTCGGCAAGGGGTTCCTGCCGAAGAACGTCATAGCCCCGGAACGGGTGCTCTCCCCGGAGCAGACGAAACTGTTCGAGATTCTGGTGACCTCGCTCCAGGCGCTCGCCAATGGCGACTACGACGGCGGGCTGAGCCGCGTCGGCATCCAGGAGGACCACCCGTTCGTCGATGCCGCGCTGACCATGCAGGAGGTTGCAGCGTCGGTCGACGCGCTGGTCAACCGCGGCGACTACGACGGCACGATGTCGCGTTTCGGGGTGCAGGAGGACCACCCACTGATCGACGCGGTGTTGACCATGCGTGAGGTCGCCACGTCGGTCGATGCCCTGGTCGCCAAGGGTGACTACGACGGCACCCTGTCCCGGTTCGGGATCCAGGAGGACGACCCGGTCGTCGACGCGGTGCTCACCATGCGCGACACCGCGCTCGCCGTGCAGGACGTCGCCGGGTCGGTAGGCACGCTGGTAGAGAAGGGCGACTACGACGGCACCCTGTCGAGCTACGGCATCCAGGAAGACCACCCGGTCATCGACGCGATCCTCGACGTCCGCGACACAGTGGTCGAGGCACTGGGCAGCAGCGCGTCCAAGGTGGCCGGGGACATCGTCGCGGCCATGGCCCCGACCCCGAAGGACCTCGCGGAGAAGATCGACCCGGACATGCTGCGGTTCATGCAGGACACACAGGCGCAGCTCACCGAGCAGGGCGAGATCATCTCGGAGACCTCGGAACTGGCGAAGCGCAACGAGTCCTCCACCGCCCTCGTCGTCGCCGAGCAGTACCGGCAGATCGAGAAGCAACTCGTCGAGGTCACCAACCGCCTCACCGGCGGAGTGCTCGGCCCGGTCGTGCAGTCCGCGATGCAATCCGCGCTCGGGCTGGTAGAGAAAGCGCTCGAGGCATCCACCGGGGACATCACCGCCGCGCAGGACAAAACCACCGAGGCCGTGAAGGACATCGACGTCTTGGGCGGGTCCACCGACCCAGCGCCACCGTTCGGTGCGCCCGGCTCGGCGTTCGACTTCGCCACCGAGCTATCGAACGCGGTCGTGTCGGTGACCGACACCGCCAGCCAGGCGATCATGCAGGTCGGCATGGACATCGCCAAGGCGGCGCTGCAGCAGCAGAAGTCGACCGTGGACAACAGCCGCGGCGTGCTCGGCGACGAGAACAACTCCGGCGGGTTCCTGGTCGACACCATCGTCCGGCTGACCGGGGTGGAGATCCAGATCCGCGACACGATCTACGCCGTCGCCGACGAGATCAAGAAGTTCCGCGGCGAGCAGTTCCAGACGTTCGACGAGACCGGCGCGCTGCTCTCGGACACCGCGTCGCTGCTGGAGCGTTCGGCGTCGAGCACCGACTTGGTCATCGCCGAACAGAACCGGATCAACCGGGAGTTGATCAAGGCGGTGCTGCGGTACCTGATGCTCAACGTCGTCCTGCCGATCCTCATGGCGCTGATGACCGCGATGATCACCGTCGCGGTCACAGCGATCGGCGCGGCAATCGGCGCGGCAATCGGCGGTCCGATCGGCCTAGCCCTCGGCGCCGCACTCGGCGGCATTATTGGCCTGGCCCTGTCCGCTGCCGCCGCCGCGGTGATCGGCGGCATCGGTCTCGGCGCCGGGGCGGCGATCGACAGCTTCGACCAGGGCGGCATCGCCAACGGCATCGGTGTCCTGCCCAAGAACACAGTTCAGCCCGAGCGGGTGCTCTCGCCGCGGCAGACGGCCAGCTTCGAGCGGCTGGTCGACGTGCTCGACGGGTCGGGCCTGTCCGGTGGTGGCAGCCGCACTGTCCAGATCGGTTCGATGAACGTGCACGGCATGCAGGCGGCGGAGACGACCTCCGACAAGTTGCTGTCGCTGCTCAACAGTTGAGGAGTGTGGGATGCCGTTCCGAGGATGGATGGAGCTCAACGGCGAGGAGTTCACCAACTCCTCGCGGTTGCTCGCCCACCTGCGCCCGCCCGCGCCGGCAAGTGACGAGGCGATCGCCCCGCCGATGTCGTGCGCGTGCGACGTCACGATCCCGTACGACGACACCTGGCCGGAGCTGGAGGCCACGCTCAACAACGGGCCATACACCCTCGACACCGCCCCGTGGTACGACGCCAGCCGCCCCGAGTCGGCGGAGTTCGCCGGGGTGTGGGTGATGGACGTGCAGGGCCTGGACACAGTTCCGGTGCAGCGTGACATCTCCGAGGCGGTGTGCGCGGGCGGGGTGGCGAGCTGGGCGCGGGACCGGTCCCGGCAGCTGACCTTCTCCGCCCTGATCGTGGCCTGCTCCAACGCGGGGGCCCGGTACGGGCTCAATTGGCTCAGCTGCGTGCTGCGCCAGTCCAACGTGCGCGGCGGGGTGGACCTGAAGTTCTATCGGGCGCATCCGTCGGGCACGTCTGCTCCTCCTTCCAGCCAGCTGCGCACCACCTACGGCACGGTGCTCACCACGTCCCCGAAGGTCGTGGAGATCGCTGGGAAGGGCGGCGGCACCCGGCACCGGCAGGGCTCGATCTTCCGCGTCGAGTGGGAGATGGTGTGCACCAACCCGTACCTGTACGGCGAGTCGGTCACCGCTGCGGTGGGCTGGGACTCGATCGTCGAGGAGTCGATCGAGTGGGCGCACGCCCCGGACTGCGAGGACACCGCCAGCTGCGACCTGCCGACGATCTACAACGCCGAGTGCGCCCCGCCGGTCATCGCGCTCGAGGCGGCGCAGATCCCGGTATGCGGCGGCTGCCTGCCGCTGTGTTCGATCGAACGGCGCACCTGGGAGCTGTCGGGGGTGCTGCCCTCTGTGTGCGAGGAGACCACCGTCTCGGTGCGGGTGCAGAACACCGGCGAGGACCCGCTGACGGTGAACTTCTTCTGGCGCCCGTGCGGCTCGACTGAGCAGTGCGACAAGACCGCCGCGATGTCGGTGTCAGGTCTGCCCGGCGGGATGACCGTGGTCGCCGACTCCATCACCGGACGCCCGTACATCGACAACAACGGGGTGCGCCAGCGGCAGGTCGGGATCGTCACCACCCCGACCGGTGCACCCTGGCGCCCGATAATGCTGGACACGCTGATGTGCTGGGAGCTGGTCGCCGAATCCGCTCCCGGTGCGCAGTACACGGTGATCCTGGAGCTGAGGGAGCGAGACTCGTGAACGTGCAGGTAGGGCTGGAGGCGGTCGCCGAGGCCGAGGTCTCGAACGACCCGGAGTTATGGGCGCAGGCCATGTCGACCCAGAACGAGGAGGAGCAGCCGTGACCGTCGGGGTGAGCGCCGTCAACGTCGCGAACAAGGTGCTGGACTGGTTGCGCGGGGTCGCCCCCGCGGCGGTGGCCGGGCTGTACGTCAAGCTGCACACCGGGGACCCTGGCGCCGCCGGGGCGTCGAATGCGTCGGTGGTGACTACCCGTCGGCAGGCCACGATGAACGCCGCGGCCGGCGGGTCGATGACCCTGGCGTCGATGTCCGGGTCGTGGGCGATGACCGGTACCGAGACGATCACCCACATCTCGGTGCACGACGCCGCCACCGGCGGCAACTTTCTGTTCTCCGGGGCGCTGAGCACGCCGAGGTCGGTGGTCAACGGGGACACGCTGACGATGACCTCTCTGGTCGTCGGCAACACCCCGCTCGCCGCCTGATCTCGACGACCGCAGAAGGGAGCAGGTGACTCATGTCCTCGATGGGGATGAACAAGTCGGGGACGCAGACGCTCACCCGCGCCTCCTGGGTCAAGCTGACCTCGTTCACGGTGCGGTCCGGGTACCCGGACACGGTCATCTCCAATAACGCCCTGGTGATGAACGCCCCCGGCGTCGGCAATCTCGGGTACCGCATCTCGTTCTCAACCAACGGTGACATCCAGCAGGTCCGGGTGGTGAAGAACGGCAGCGAGGTGATCGGCCCGGCGGTGAATGTCGGGGTGGTGGGCTCGGTCACCGGGATCACCGTCGCCGCGGGGGACACCCTCGAATTGCAGGGTTACTCGGACTCGTTCTTCACCTCCCGCACTCAGGTCACGGAGACGACCACCTACCTGACGTTCGACCAGACCACACAGGATCATCCGGCATCGTCCGGCCCGGAGGTCGGTTGGTACACCTCGTCGTCGGTGGAGGCAGAGAAGTTCGCCGCCACGAATCCCACCATGCTCGGGTGGTCCACGACCGCGGGTGTGGACCTGGACGTCGCCGCCGCTGCCGCGCCGAGCATCGGCTGGACGGTCGACGCGTTCCTCTACAAGCCGGAGAACTACGAGGGCACCGCCGAGGCGACGCTCGGGTGGACGACCGAGGCCGACCTGACGGTGCTGCGCAAGGCCCAGCCGCCGGAGGTGTTGTGGGAGGACACGGCGGTGTCGGTGCACACCGTCGACGGTCGTCTGCTGGGGGCGCTGCTGTGCTCGTCGATGGAAGGCATCACCTGGGGCCGGGAGCTGCGCGAGGTGTCGAGCTGCGAGATCACCGCGCTCACGCAGGCCGACCCGGACCTGTTCGAGGACCTGCGACCGTGGGTGCACTGGGTGACCGTGTGGCACGGGGAGCGCCCGGTGTGGTCGGGCCCGATCCAGCAGGCGACAATCGGGCGCACCCGCACCCGAATCACCGCCAAGGACACCGGCACGTTCATGTGGCGCACCCGGGTGCCGATCACCCGGCAGTGGGCGGACACCGACCCGACGAAGATCGCAGCCACGGTGCTCGCCTCGATGAACGAGCTGCACGGGATCACCGCCCCGCCGATCGTGCTCCCGGCGGTGACCGACGCGTTCACCTACGCCGCGGTGGCGGACTCGCGGATGCTCCACCAGATGTTCGACGACCTGGTCAAGCTCGGCCTGGAGTGGACCGTGGTCGCCGGCCGGTTCATCCTCGGCAAGTTCCCCGAGGCACCAGTCGCCACGCTCGCCGAGTGCGACTTCCTGGTCGAGATCGAACGGATGCGGGACGGCACCGCCACGTTCAACGACGTGCGGGTGCAGGGGCAGAACTGGGCACAGTCGGCGACGGCGCCGCTGGCCGGGCTGCGCTTGCAGACCCTCGTCTCCCTCGACGACGTGTTCGGGGTGTCGAACATCCAGAAGGCGGCACGGCTGTACGCCGCCGAGACCGCGGCGATCCGGGACGTGCTGGTGCTGCCGCCCAGCTCGTCGCTGCACCCAGAGGCGGACGTCGACTTCGACGACCTGATCCCCGGAAAGGTGCTGCTGGTGCAGGCCGAGGGCGTGTCGTCACCGATGCGGATCGATCAGGTGAACGTCTCCGCATCCCCAGCCGGCTTCGACACGCAAATTACGCTCGTCGCGGTCCAGAACCGCGGGGAGATCGCCGAACTGGTGGGAAGGTGACATGTCGGGCACAGCGAAAGTGAAGCCTCCCAAGAACGACGCCGAGTGGGCGCGCGGAATGCAGCGGCGGGTCGAGCAGGTCGAGCACCCCTCGTCCACCCGGATCGGGCCATGGGTGCTGTCCTCCGAGCAGGAGTCCGGCGACCTCATCGCCTCCCACGTCAACGGCGGCGCGGTGAAGCTCGCCCAGAAGCCGGAGGGCGAGGGCGAGGCCGACGCGGTGTCGTCCGGCTGGTCACACATCAAGGTCTCCCGGCAGACCTCACAGACCATGAGCCGCGGCACCCACACCCCGGTCGCGTGGGACTCGGTGGACTCGCAGTCGAGCGACTGGTCCGCCACACCGGGCTCGAGCACCTTCGTCATCCCGCAGAACGGGGTGTGGCTGATCAACTACCGCCTCTACTTCGGGGCGCTGGCCGACGTCCTGGTGGAGTCGTTCGTGATCATCGACGGTTCGCCCCGGTCCGCGAACCGTACGGTGAGCGCCAGCGCTGAGCCGATGCTCTCGTGCACAGAGGTCTTCACCCTCAACGAGGGCGCCGAGATCGTGTGCACCGCCGGCAAGGCCGGAAGCGGCACGTTCACCATCGGCCCGTACGTGGGCGGGTCGGCGATGACCTCCCTGTCCTTGACCCGTCTCCCGATCGGATGAGCTGACATGGCGCAAGTGTGTGTCTCCCGCAACCTCGATATCACCGGCGGCACGCTGTCGGCGCAGCCCTGGTCGGTGCCACGGCACGTGTACGACCAGTCCTTCTCCTCCGTCGGCAACGGCACGTACGGGGCACAGACCAACCTGCCGGGGAAGCTGATGATCGACTCGGGGGTGCAGGCGTGGACCAACACCTCACCGTTGCCCGCGCAGGTGCTGTTCCGGCTCCACCGCGGTTCACGGTACTTCGCGGTGTCTTCCCCCAACGCCGTCCAGGTCCGGGACCGGTTCACCGTCGCGATCGGGGAGACCCCACGGGTGCCGGACACCTCGAACCAGTACCAGAGCGCGTCCGGCGGCGGGGTGGACATGTCCACGAACACCGCGGCGAAGCCGTACGCCGGTCTGCTGCGGATCTGGGACGACGCGATGATCACCGAGGAATGGTTCGGCCCGGTCGGTCCCGGCGAGACGTTCCGGTTCCACTACCGGGCGACGCTGTGGACGCCGCCGCCGTGGTCGAACAACGCCAACGACAACGTCCCGTTCCACGAGTGCGAGATCGACCCGGTCCGGGTACAGCTGCTCGCCTTCCCGACACAAGACCTGGAGGTGATGGGATGAGTCTGCGAGTGTGCACCGCCGAGTTCATGACGTCGACGACGAAAGGCACCGGCTTCTCGCCGTCGTGGATGCCGCGGATGGTGGCAGAACGTATGTCGGCCTCCGGCCGGGACGGGAGCACCGAGCGGGCGCCGGACGGGATCCCGTTCATCGACACCGACATCCTGTGGACCAACACCACCGACGACCCGCAGCACCTGCACATGACCGTGCACCGGGCGAGCCGGTCGCTGGTCTCCTCCAATCCGAACACCGTCGTGATCGACGACGCGTACTCGTTCGACGTCGGGCTGTCCCCGGCGGCGCCGATCCCGGCGGTGACCAACAACGGGTTCGGGGCGCGGCTCAAGGCGAGCCGGTCGACGGCGACCTCGGTGCTGTTCGGGCGGATCTTCCGGGACATCCCGGACTGGGTCACCAACGTCGACATCGGGCCGATCGACCCGGGCGAGTCGGTGCACTTCCGGTATCGGGCGCTGTACTCGACGCCCGGGCAGTGGCGCACCGGCACCAGCGCCCGGCACGAGATGTACGCCCGGTGGGCGAGGCTGCGGCTGTGGGCCGCGCCGTGGGTGAACGGGAGCATCTGATGACCTACCCCTGCGTTGACCTCGACGACTTCGAGATGGTGGACGGGACGCACCTGCGTCCGAAGGATCACATGCAGTGGCGTCACGTCGCGCTCAACTACGCCAACGGGGTGATCGTCTCGTTCGATCCGAACGACGGGGTCGCCAAGGATGTCGCGCTGCACGAGGTGCAGGCGCAGTGGACCAACACCACGCCGCGTAATCAGTACGCCTACGCGCTGCTTACTCGGGCCGGTGGGCGAGTGGTGCTCCAGTCGCAGTCCTCCGCCTACATCCAGATGTCGGTCGGGCAGACCTCCGGGGTCTCGCCGGCCGACCCGTCGTCGCTCACGGCCTACTCCAAGTTCGGGGTTGGGTACACCCGTGGCGTCACCGCCGCCGGGGAGGCGTACTACGGCGTTATCGAGACCCGCATGGGCGAGCGCACGGCGGTGCTCGGGGACCGGGTGCTGCTGGCGCCGGGGGAGACGGTGAAGTTCAAGGCGGCGCTGCGGTTCGTCTCGACGTACTGGGAGTACCGCGACATCTACCAGGGCGACGTCGAGACGGAGGCGGAGGTCGACTCCGGCGAGTCGCAGATCGACATCTACGCCTACCCGGCGCTGTAGTTCACCACCACTCGTTACGGTGGCGCGCATGGCCTCACATGCTCCACCACCGCCGGGTCCGATGTTCGACCCACCGCCCTCCGACGTCGACCTGTTCTCCCAGATCGAGGACGTCGAGCAGGGCGCCGGGCGGTGGCACCCGATCATCGTCGAGGGCATCACTCTGCGGGCCCGCAAGCCGCAGCCGACGGCGCTGCGGGCGCTCACCGCCGCCACCTCCAAGTCCGTCGGGGCGGCGATGCGCAACGACATGGTGACCCTGTTCGTCCAGGACCACCTCGACTCCGAGTCGTGGGAGCGGCTGCTGGTGCACATGCTCGACCCGGCGACGGACTTCGATGTGAAGTCCCTCGGGGAGGTGATGAAGCGCATCGCCACGCTTGGGACCAACCGCCCTACCGTGCCGTCGTCAGTCTCGCGCTGGCGGCGGCGACCTACTGGCGCACGCTCCGGGCGAAGCTGATCCTCGCCGGGATCGCCGACCCCCTGCGTCAGCTGCCGGACCTGCACGCGCTGCTCGACGTGGTAGAGGCGGTAGCCGGGGAGTCGATGACCCGAGACGAGCTGGGCCAGTTCCACTTCCAGCTCTACCGCCCCGACCCGTCGGAGAAGCCGGTCGGGTTCGATGAAGATGAGCAGCTCGATGCGTTCGCCGCGTTCGAGGCGGTGGCAGGAGGCCTGAAGTAGCGGCCTGTTCGTGGCGAAGTCTTCGGTGCACGGTGCCTCTTTACCGTGGTCGCCATGTCGCCCAGGTATTGGCCGCTCGAGCGCGGCCACATCGTCACATCAGGGTTCGGCCCTCGGTGGGGCGGGATGCACTTCGGCGTCGACTTCGGATGGGACGGCGGCTCCGGCGGCCTGCCCATCTACGCCGTCCAGGGCGGCACCGTTGTCAACGTCGGCCCCGCCTCCGGGTTCGGGCAGTGGATCGTGATCGACCACCCAACCGGAGACGGAGCGGGCACCACGATCTACGGGCACATCATCCCCGAAGTCCAGTACGGCCAGCGTGTCGAGGCGGGCCAGAGGATCGGGCACATCAACCCGGACTCGCGCACGAACGGCGGCGTCGCCCCACATCTGCACCTCGAGTGGCATCGGGCTGTGTGGTCACCGCCCGGCCCGAACCGACTCGACCCACTCCCTCTCCTCGCCGGGGCGCTGTTCCCGGACGAGGCACCTCCCGCGCCGGCTACCTCCGTGCAGCGCGAGGGGTATTCCGACTACGTGCGGGAGGGTTTCGCGCAGCTCGTCCCACCGAAGGGAAACCGATGACCCTCTACGGCATCGACGTCAGCAACCATCAGCGGGAGTTCAACTTCGCTGCAGCCAAGCGCGAGGGGTTCGTGTTCGCCACCCACAAGGTCACCGAAAGCGACGACTACCGCGACCCGTACTGGCCTCGCGCCCGCGATCTGATGCGTGAGCACTTCCCGGGTCTGTTCGGGGGCTATCACTTCGCCCGCAACCATGTGGACGTGAACCGGCAGGCCGACGCGCTCCTTGCCCACCTCGGCGACCCGTCGATCCCGGTGCAACTGGACTACGAGGACACCGACACCCGCGGCTCGATCGACAACATGAGGGCCCTGATCCGCGCGATCGAAGAGCGCGGGATGCGGGTGTTCGCGAACTATCTGCCGCGCTGGTACTGGACCGGGCACATGGGCGCACCCCGCCTCGACGGCACCCCGCCGATCTGGAACAGCCACTACGTGAACGGCACCGGCTACGCGTCGGTCCTGTACCCAGGCGACAGCCATGCCGGCTGGGCGGAGTTCCACACCAACGCGCCACCGGTGGTCATCCTGCAGTTCTCCGAACGCGGCCAGGTCGCCGGCCAGTCGATCGACGTCAACGCATTCCGTGGCACCGAGCAAGAACTCCGCGCGCTCTTCGGCAGCGCCCAACCCAAGGGGGAACCCGTGACCGACCTCGTAGAGCAGGGCGCCGGACAGCTACATCCGCAGACCGGCCGCCTGCGTCCGATCCAGCGTCCGCAGAACGTCAACCCGTCGACGCGCACCCCGGGCGAGCCGTGGCCGTACGACATGTGGTGCGACATCTGGAACGAGACAGTGTTCGACGGCTACGACATCCGCCCCGAATACGCCGATGTCCCAGACGATGTGGGCCGCTCCCTCGTGGCCCTCCTGCAGACCATCGCGGCCCGCCAGGTCCGCGAGAAGGTGCAGCTGGACCGCATCGAATCCAAGCTCGACCGAATCCTCGGGGAGAAGAAGCTGTGAAGAACATCGGCAAGAATTGGCCCGCCATCCGACAGGTCGCCTACAGCGTTCTCGCTGCGCTCCTCGCCCTCGGGGTGGCGCTCAACGTCATCACCGAGGATCAGTCGACGCAGTGGCTGTCGATCGCCACGTCGATCCTCGGTGCGCTGGGGCTGCTCGTTGCGAACCTGTTCGTCGACCGCACCTCGCCGGCGCAGGAGGCGAAAATTGAGCAGGCCGTCGAGGTGGGTCTCGAGCGTGCAGCTCAGCGGGTGCAGCCGCAGGTACAGGCAGGCATCGATCACATGAACGATCTACGCGAGCAGTACGTCGACCCGTTCATCCGGCGATGATGCGCGAAAAGTGAGAATGCGCCCCACCTCCTCGCGAGG